ATTTGGCAACGGCTTTCCGCTCTTTGCCGTTGACTTCATAAGTATAGCGGAGAGGCTCTTCCAGACGATCACGGAAGGTCAAAGCGGCTAGTGCGTGGGATGGGTCAATAGCGCCATTCACAATACCGTCCACAACGGTGTAAAGCAAGTTCTTCTTGCGGAGGTCAGAGAGAACACGCCGCGCGGTTACAGTAGCCTTGTTGCTCTTGCCATGCTTAGAAATGTAATCACGATAGGGGACACAGGCGGAGTCTAGATCAGTCAAGAGGTCATGCGCTTTGTCGTAAGCGGCCTCACAAGCCTCTTTGTTCTCTTTCACATAGGCAATAGCCGCCTTGCTAGTGGACTCGACCTCAGCCCATCCGCCACAGATAGCAAGGATAGCAAGCGACATATCAGCATGACCGCCACGCTGTTTTTGCAGATTAGAAAGGCCCATGTTAGACCAAATCGGGTGTTGTGCCAGCTTGAGAACAGTTTCACCAGCGGAACCGAGGTTGACGCTTGAAACGATGGCCTTTCCAACGGGTACGCCCACATTAAGCCGATGAAAATAGGTGGACGGATCGCCGTCAATGACCATACACAGAACAGGGGACTCAGGGTTAATCAACCCCTTTTCCATGGCATCAACTAGGGTTGTCATACGCTGTTGTCCGTCGATCAGGGAATAGATTGTTTCATCATCTTCATCCATGGACTTTACCAGAGTAACAGGCGGGACATACTTTCCAGCCTTGTAATCTAGTACCAACTGCGCACGCTGTTCCACAGGCCACACCGCGCCACGAACGGCTTGGATGGTGGGCAGTTCAGCGGATTGAAGATCAGAGATAGACACCTCGGCAAGAGTTGCGCCGGTTGCAGTCGTTCCCAGTTCTTTTACGTTCATCATTGTAATACGCTCTCTTTCATCAATAGCCCCCGTCTACACTGGCCACGGGGTTTTTATGTGGCCGAGTCAATCCATGTTTTACGGCGTGGATTGTTGACCGCCGTTTGATTAGTTGGTTAACCTATCCAGGCGTACACACAAAGTTAAAACGCCTACACAGATTAGCGCAATCCATACGAAAGACATTGGTACACCTTCTTTCTATATGTATTTGATTCAGTTTACAAGGTGCCGCTAAACTACTAACAGTGGGGATTCCGTTGCGTCCGTCTTGCTTTCCTTTAGCTTGATTACATGATAGCACATGGGAATATACTTTGTCAAGTACTTTTTTCATTTTTTTTGAAAAAAGTTTCTATCCGTTGCGGCGCAATGGTTTCAGCCGTTTTTGTCCTCTGATCTATACATTATATATAAGATGGGTAAACCCATCTATTAAAAAGAAATTCGCTTTCCTTTCCCCTTATATATATAGTATACCATACCAGTATATGTTTTGTCAAGTTTTAACAGTAAATAGTCCAAAACTTTTTACAGTTTGCACAAATAAGCGTTTTTGCAACTTTTTGGGGCATTTGTGCAAAACAGAGAAAATCGGCCTGCTCTTTTGTGCAAGGTGCCAGCCAGAAGATCAACGGCAGTTCCACTTTGCTTCCTGGTACAAGCCCCTATATTCCAGCCTGCGAAGTTTAACCAATGGCCTATATTGCAAAGAACGAAGTTTAACAACCGTTATATTGCAATGGTTTGACTTTAACAGGCCGTTGTAATATAACGGCCTGACTTTAACCAAAGAATTGTTTGTGGAACCGTCTAATAGCTGTCTTTTGTCTTTAGGTAGTAGACAGCTACAATGGCATACACAATAGCTATCGCCATTAGAACCGGCTGGAAGTTCGTTATATACAGTGCCGCAAGGATTACAAGACCATCTATGGTCAACAATACATTGTTTAGCATTATCCTACTAGCAGTTTTACTGCTTCCTCCGTTGTATAGTTCAGCGATTCCTTTCGCCGGTGTCCTTCTGCCACCCAATCACGACGCATCTTTTTGTCCGCAGTAGAAAGACAATAGCGCACATCATACACAAGCTCTAAGATGGTGTTCTGATACACTACATCAAAGTTGCCTGCCATGTCTACCATGCCATCCAGTTCATATTCTGTAAACGGAACGGGAATCCGCTTTGCATTGTTTTCACCTAGCAGGAACACAGGAACGTTGCCAAAATCAATGGCAACTGGTACTGTATACTTGCTCTTATTGACACGGCTTGTCAGCCGCTTCATATATAAATCATAGTCCATATCTTGTCTCCTATCACCGAAAGTGTCATTTTGCCATATATAGGGGAAAACACTTTGCATAAAGTGTCACTTCTGCATATATAGAGGGAAACACTTTTTATACAGGTGTCATTTCTCTATATATAGGGAAAAACACTTTTTGTCCGTCACTGGTGGACATTTTGGGTGTTTTCCCGGGATTTTGCCTCACTTTTGCTCTTTGAGTGTCCGTCACTGGTGGACACCTACATAGAAATGTCTTCTACACAACAACACTTTCCACAGTTTTTCGCTGTAGATTTTTTGCTTTTTCGCTGTAGTTTTTCTTGTTTTTGCCACAGATTTTTTGCTTTTTTGCTGTAAATTTTTTGGTTTGTAAAACCCTGAAAGCCTTGGGGCACAAGGGTTTATGCGGTTTTCGCATAATATAAAAGAAACTGATTACAGTCGTGCAGTTTTCCCTGTGTGTGCGTTGTTTCTTGTGTTCGCTGTCTGCGCTTCGGCTCTCACGCATAGCCCTCCCTGGCGGCTGAATCCCAAGAACCTTTTACAGCCTGATACCAGTCTCTGCTATATACTGTATATATGTCTATATAGGTGAGAATAGCCATTTTGTTTTACGAGCTTCTCACGGGCATTGTGGTGTCGTGTCGAGCCAAACACAAGCGACTTGACAACAAAACACGTCAAAACAGGGTATTTTGCACTTACAACCACTGGCGCACAAGGTTTTCAGGGCTTTTGACCGCTTACAAAGGTGGGGTATTTTTGGAAAAACCCTCTAGTTCGTTGATCTCGTCGATGATCTCTTGCCATGCGTCCCATGTGTCTCTGTCTCTTGCATAGCTTCTGCCATAGAGTCCATAGGGACACAGTTCCTTCTGCTGGCGTTCTATGATGGCAATCACATCTTCACGATTCACATACATCTTGTCTCTCCGCATCACTTATCAGCTCTTGATATTTTTCATATCTTGTTCTAGCCGCATTGTATGCCATTTCCGCCTTTTCACGATCTCTATCCGCTCTCTGCATATCTTCATACGCTTTTCTGACTTCTATGCGATAGTCCATGTGCTCTTCACGCATCCATTGAACCATGGTCTTTACGGCCTTGTCATTCATGGGCCTGCCACATTCCGCACAGAAATTTGGCAAGTCTGCATAACCCAGATCACCGGTGAAGATTTCTTCCTTGCCGCATTTTGAACAGGTTGCAAATGTCCTTTTGATGGGGCGATCTTCCCACTTAATTTTCCATCTTGCTCTCATACCGTCTCCTTAGAATCTCCAACGCTTCCTTGTTCATAGGTGTTCCACAGTTCTGGCAGAAGTTTGGCAAGTCCACATAATACATCTTGCCGACGAATGTAACTTCTTCACCACAACGTCTGCATACGGCATAGGTTCTGGGATAGGGAAAATCTGTTGTGGACATTTTCCACGTGCTGTGCTTTGTCACGGACGCATATTCTGTTTTGATGCCTTTTACGGCTTCTTCTATTTCGCCTGCAAGGGCTTTTAGCTCTGCGCAACGCTCTTCGATGTTATACATATTATTTTACCACCTTTTTAAATTCTGTTACGGCATCATCTAAATCTTTGATGACTTCCGAGAATCCGATGAGCACGCTGTCTAACGCATCCACAAACCCACGGATGACCTTGGTACGGTGTTCGATATAGTCACACATGATCTTGGTGTCAATGGGCTTATAGCGGATAATCTGACCACGATAGGGTTCATACTCCGTCAGCATGTGGAGGTATTCCACGCCGTCTTTTGGCACATCCTTCAAAGAGTTTGCTTCCCTGATCTCTGCTGCTTCAATGCACATATAGCCGTCCTTAAAGACGACCCTTCCGCCTACACACCACATGATTATTCCCTCCACTGATACGGCCAAACCGTGTTCAAAAATATCTTTCTGCAAAGTTCCACGAGGCCATCAACACATTCTTCGTCTGCAACGCCGATCTTGTTTTCCCGCATCTTTTGCAGAGTGTCATTGCTGGGATGCAGATAGGTTATCAGATACCCCTTTTCTTCCTTACTGAGAGGTACCAGATACACAATGGGGCCATGGTTTTCGCTCTTGTCGATCTCTTCGACTTCATTGACCTTGATATCAATGATGTTGTCATACAGAAGTTTAACAACGTCAAGATAGTCATAGCTGTCCCAGTTATCTCTGGACGTGATAGCCATTCTGATATATGGTTTACATTCGTCCCACAGTTCTTCCACGGTCATCATTAAACCTCCTGCATGATAGACAAAATATCTTCCAGCGACATATCCACTTGCTTGACCTGCTGTAATGCCGCTGTTAAACTGCGCAAGTCGTTAACCTCTTCATCGTTTCTGCCGGATTCCATCAGCTTGCTAATCCGATGATTTGCCCATGTTGTAAATTCGCTCTTATCGCTTTTGTTGAAGTTATTCGCTTCCAGCACAACAATGTCACCACTGTACTTTATGGAAGTCTCATAGACCACGATCCGCCTATCCATTAACTGTTTGATGGTCAAGCTGTGGTTTGATACACGTACAGGATTCGCAAGGCTCCACATACGCGCATCGCCTGTTAAAACCTGATGCGGACGTAAGGTAATTCCACGTGCATCCGTGCGGAGGAATCCGATATACTTATACATCATAGTTGTACGCCTCCTCGATAATCGCCCACGCCTCTACATCATTTTCATCAACAGGAACATGGCACACATTATCTCCGTCTGCATTGATAAGATTCGCAAGATCACTTGCAGTTCCCATCATGACCTTTCCGCCGATCTCTTCCAGAATAAAAAACATCTTGTTTTCTGAAATGCCACGAAAAATTTCATGTGCCTCTTGAATAGTTGTATACATTGTACAACGCCCCTTTCTTTCTATACTATTATTATAGCACACAAAGATATGGTTTGTCAAGAGTTTCACATTAAATTTTCCAGGAAATAATTGCATATTTTCCGCCATGGAGCCCAGCGGATTCTTCTCTTACCATAAATCCTTTGTTTTCCAGCATTTGCTTGACAACAGGAATCACACAGACACCCTCTGTAATATAGACCTCTGCTCTTCCCATTGCCGCCGAGTTCATGATCTGCACCAGAATCTGGTACGGATATGACACCATAAAACTGCCTCCGCTTGGTCTGATGCCATAGTCGATTAAGGTCTCTACCACCTCGTCTCCATAGTTGGGGGCGCAGGTGACAGGGACGAGCACTTCTTGATCGCCAGTATAATGAAAATCATTTGCCAGATAACGAAAGACAGACCGGACAATTACAACGGCCTCTGCTCTTGTCTTGTCGGTATTTTGCGCTAATGTGCGCATTTCAATGGCATCAATTTTCATAAAATCACCTTCAACCTTTCCAGCTCTGCCAGATGCATTTCTACTTCCTTTTGAATCTCTCTCCGGATGGTTTCCTTGTCATTTTCATCCAGATCAAGAACAGACACAACATCTCCTGGCTTTGCCTCTTGCGCCCACGGGAAGCATACAAATTTACCATGGACAACAGACTTCAAAATAGATTTCTTGGTTTTCATGAATGTGCGATTGAGTACAGCATCCTCCACATAGTCGGACACTACAACTACAATCTTATTATTGCGCACATACGCCTGCCCAATGATAACAGATTCTTTCTTGACGGCTTTCTTCATACCATCAACCTCCTTCATGATACTATCATATCACACGGAGATATATTTTGTCAAGAAAAATTTACAAAATTTATTCCATCGAGCAGCTCTCTTCTACCATCCAATCTGCCCACATGAAGCGATGGCCATCTTCTTTGATGCAAAAGATGTTATATAAACGAAGATCGTCAATGGTAACTATCTTTCCGAAATATTTTTCCATTTCAGAACTTACATATGGGTGGTTAAGCCACTGATTTCTTGGTATGTTTTTAATGACGACCTTCTGTCCAACATATAATTTCATCGTTTGAAATCCTCTTTTCAATCATCCAATATGACCACAAAAACCTTCTCTTATCTTCCATAATGCGAAAGGTTGTGTCTGGGTCGCCAAGTCTGCTTTTTGCAACTGTGACAACAAGACCTAAAAATGGCTCCATATAGTCAACGATGGTAGGCCACACCTTATATTCTTTTGGTGATACTTTCTTTAATAGAACAAGATCGCCAGGACTTAATCCCTTCATTCCATTAAGACCTCCCTCTTGTTGTCAACCATCCATAGGCACCACGAATATTCTCCGTCGTCTTCTTCAATAGAAAATATCGTATCTTCCGGTATTTCTTTATCCAGGTCATCAATGCTTGCAACTGTAACCGACTTGCCAAGATATTTTACCATACCATGAACAATGACTGGATATCTGTCATGCTCTTTTGGTGGCACATTTTTAAGTAGAATTTTATCGCCTGGCTTTATCATTCCATGTCACAACTCCCATCTTCGATCATCCACTCTGCCCATAGATAAGACACTCCGGTTTCGCAGATATAAAACCAATCTTCATGAACACAATCAACTGTCACATACTTTCTGGCAAAATTAGCCATTTCTGGGGCAACACCCGGCCATCTTTGGGCAAACTCTTCTCTCCCGAGATCGTGTCTGATTAAGATTCTATCACCAGCAGATATCATATTGGTTACTCCATGTTACAATCTTCAAAAGGAATTCCAAGCCTTCTTAGAATATCTCTTTCTTTCTTTCCGCCATATATAAGCAGGTGGTTTATAACTTTGTTTGCGTCTTGCCTGTATGGAAGCCCATCAAGCTCCACACAAAATTTTCTTATTTTGCAATCTTGACAATCAAAGCCAAAACAGATAGTGTTAATAAGTCGCAAGAATTCACCATCAGTCATTCCATGTTACACTCCAGACAACCATAATCATTTACAATCTGTATTTCTTCTGGTGTTCCATGTTCCATAATATGCCGCATAATATCAGTTTGAATAATTACAAATGCATCAGCAAACCTTCCATTTAATTCCTTGCAATATCTTTTTACAACACAGTTGTCACAATCATCATATTGCCTACAAACTTGCCTTATCATATCGGCAAACATATCCGTTCTCATAGTTTCACCAACATCCAATCTGTCCACACATATTTTGACTTGTCAATATCGAGATAATAGAGATAGATTCCACCACATTCGCTCCACCTCTCTGTGATGGTTGCAACCTTTCCACAGAGTTTTCGCATAGGTGGAACAACACCTGGATAACGATTCTCCGCCTTGAGGTCTCCTCTGACACGAACCCTTTGCCCTACTCTCATACGATCACTCCATATCACACAATTCCATCAAATATCTGGACGGCCAACCGTGTATGCCTTGGTCTAGCTCTACAAAGTATATGTCACCATTCTTTTTCGTGATTCTTGTACATGGGCCTTTTTCTTTCAGCAGGCTTTGTATCAAAGGTATATAATCCTTGTTTGGACGAATGTTTACCATATCGCCAACTTTCACGCTACCACCTCGGTTATTCACAAACTTTTTACAATTTGTTCACAGTTTGTTTACAAAATGTTCATACGGAGTTCACAAATGTATGGTACAATCAAGTCCGTAGAAGAGGACGAGAGAGAGACGGACGAACACCAGTGAGGGAAATATCTATCACGTCTCTTTTAACACAGATTCTTGAAAACTTCATACGCATTGAGAAAAACATTTATTTATATAACAGCAAATGATGAAGTTCTTGACCAAATGATTTCACAACAATGACGGAAAACATACACAAGTGTATGGTGAATGGGGCACTATACACTCTTTTTCATCAAGAGCGTCAATACCTCTCTAGGTGTCTTTTCGCCAAGCAAATCATAGTATGGTTTATAGTCTATTCCAAGGTTGTTGCAGTCCTCTTTCATCATTGCTGTAAAATATTCCAATACATATCTATCTACTGGTGCCTGATTTTCTTCAAAGAACTGCTTTGCCTCATAGACACAGATAAGAACATCATATAACTCTTTCATACAGCACCCAAAAAGATTTCATAGATTGCACGAAACTTCCCTTCACTGTTGCTTTCTACAAATCCACCCATCATGTCCGCAATGATTTTCGCTGATGCAAAATCAGTCCATTCGCTTTTCACAAACATATTTATTACTCCATTTCAGTCACACAGAACATTTTCAGCTTTTCAAGCATATGTCCATATTCATTCCTGCTGTCTACAAATATTTTTGCAATTTCGACAAGTTTATCCATACCATGATTGCTGAAGCTACAATATTCGACTGGACAATCTGACAGTGGGCAGTCGTCACAATCTTCATATTTATCACATATGCGAATAATTGTTTTTCTGAGCTCGTTTTCTACTCCATTGCAATTCCACATGTTTCCATCAACCTACTTTTCACGTCGTCCAGAGAAGATTCCATAACAGCTTCTACTACAAATTCCAGGTCTCTATCTGAAAGCTCCGAAAAAGAACACGTCTCTGAATTCATGGTATACATCGGGCACATCATGGTACAACTGATGAATGACCTACACATCTTTTCCAGAACATCTACAACTCCATATCTGTTCATACTTTACTCCATTTTGATACTATCAAGACTATACTTTTCAAGAACTTTTAATTCTTCCTCTGTTCCGTTGGCACGTATATCTTCAATAACCTTATTTACCATATCTTCTGACCATGCGCTAATTCGTCCAGGATAATTTATACAAGCGTCATACATCTTGCAATTATCACAGAAGCAAAATTTGCAAATTTCACGAAATGCGGCTACATAGTTCTTCATCGAATATCACCAAGCCTGACTTGAATTCCCATATGGTATACAGTTGGAAACATAGCGGTTGACAGAGGAACACTGTTACCATTTTCACAAACTAGAATTAAAGATTGTGTGCATGGAACAATCTTTGCATTGTCGCCATACACACACATGAGTCTTTTTGCAGTTTTTATTTCACCTAATGTAAACACACCTATACCTCCTTCTATACTTATAGTATAGCAGATGGAGATATGTTTTGTCAAGAATTTTTTCTTGAATTTCTCAGGATTTTTGCATATTCCAAACTCTTGGCATCTTTCTTTTTTCTCTTATACTTTGCGTAATATATGTTCATTCTGATAGTGTCAAACAAATTGAATTGGATGCATATATTTGTTAGATTATCCACAACACATGTAGCATAGAATGTAAAATTTTCTGGAGATTTTTTGCACATAGAAACAAACTCTTTAAAAGAGATACTCTTTGTAATACGGCTATACTTTGTTCTATATATTGCGCTTGTAATCAAGATACAAGATGTTGAAGATATAAGGAAAACGATCAGAGGCTCCATAACATTCACTCCATAGCACAGACGAGTTCTGAACGGAATCGTTCATATTCTGTCCAGTCGAAATCCTTTGTAATTGCGTCCGGATGAGCACGAATAAAATTTTCAAATGCGATCACTATTTCCTCGGATGATTTCTCTGATATTTCGCAGCGTACATTAGAAAGAAATGGGCACCAGTCACCGCATATTCTATGGCCGCAAATCGTTGTCAATATATTGTTCAGGCGCATTTATCCCACAGCCTTCCAAACAACTGCAATTTCTTCGCCATACATAGAAAGTAAATATGGCGCATCATCTACATATTTTTCCGGATTTGTTGTTTTATATTCCACAAGAACAGTTTCATCAGAATCGACTGTCCCAAAGATTACACCGTCCTCTGTGTGCGATACCACCTCTACACCAAGATAAGATAAGCTCTCCTCTGGTGTATTTCTGCTTGTAAAAAATGCGTAAAGTACAATACAATAGGCTAAAAGCCCCATAATTGCAAGAAATATTAAAACCTTATTTTTCATGTTCAACCTCTTTCTACCTTAACGCTCTCCGCACCCCAGAAAACACAAAAAATGGCACCTCTGGATGTGTTTAGCTTGACATAGGAATCCTCAATCTCCCATGATAGGATTCTTGTGCCAACAACATCCAGAGGTGCCATCATTTTTGAACGGAACCAATCGCAGGATATTTTCAAGAATCCATTTTTCCCTCTAAAAATCCATCCATCTTTGACTGTTTCCACAAAATTAACAATCATAGGCCGAGTTTTCTTACAACAACACTATGACTTCCGTCTCTGCTGTCCACATTCAGAATGTAGCGATAGTTGCCATTCTTGAACATGATTTTTCCACCAGACCACTCTTCACCAGCAGTATGAAGAATGTTATAATCCGCATCTGAAATTCTGGTGAAATATGTCTTGTTATTTCCATATTGAGCCAGTTTTTTGCCAATGTCCGCAATTACACGAACCTGATCTTGTGTCAATGCAGGACAAATAACTTCACAGTCCATCATCATCTCTTGTGCTTCTATGATTTCATTGGAGGTGTGAACAGAAGTATCACCCATCTTTACCTTTTTTCCATGAAGTGTCAGATAATATGACAAGGCCCAACAAAACCTTGGACTGGAATATTTGTAGCCAGGAACTAATAAATCCGACAAACTTCGTATTTTATTCATCGTCATACACCTCTAAATCATTCCACTCTTCTTCATCCATTTCGCCAAAAACCAAATCCAGAAAATCTGCCACAGCAGAATATGGAACATCTGCCGTTTTCATCACATAATCTTCTGTAACAACACAAACAATTCTTTCTTGAAAACGAAAAATCGTTCCTGATGATACTGTTTCGATGATAAGGCCATCACCAATAATATCCTCTGAAACAATATAGTCTGTAAATCCAAATATATTGATTGGTTGTCGCCATTCACATTTTGCACAGTCTCCGCCTTCATAATCTCTGCACATTGTACAGATTTGGAAGTTTGCCCTGCGAAGTCTGTCTATGAGATTTACCTTTTTTCTCTTTTTCATTCCATATGCACCATGTCCTCTGGAAGCAATCCAGAATAAGCGATATTACATCTTTGGCCTAAATCATTTATGACAGAAAAATAGTCGTCAGCTTGTAAACCCATAATTTGATAATATCTGCCGCAGTAGAGAATCTTATTACCTCTTTTAAGCATTCTTATAACAGGGAATGACGATGCGTTTGTATAAATTGTTTTACGAAATTTATATCTGACGTAAACCGGAGCAATTCGTAATTCGCCCTCTGCATTTAGATGGCACCAACCAATTTGACCAAAGAATTTACTTTTTGGGTTGTTGTTGTATACATATGCCACAATCATACAACAACCTCTGGCATACCACCATAAAACCTTCTGCCATTGCTAGTTTCCCAGATTGCTTGACCTTCAGAGAGACCATATAACAGAACCCCTGTTTCTTTCACATATTTGGAAAACAGGTGACGCTTTTGTTTCCAAAAATCCCAATGCGGCTTTACTTCATAAGACACCAAATTGAGAGATTTCAGATCATCTAACTCCAAGTAGTTATCATCTGCAAACAGAGCAATTCTGGCAGACGGACACTGGACAATTCCACCAGCAGATTCACCCATCAGGATTCCATCTTCTGTTGCATAGTTATGAAGTACAGGAATCAGGTTCCATGTCTGTAACATATAGAGAAGTTCAAACGTATTTCCGCCACCAATAGCGATAGCGTCACACTTCAAGAAATCGTCCAAATCATGGCGATTATAATGAAATCCAATAGGGTAGACGGCCATATCAGAGAATCCCATCATTGCAAAATGAAATGGAATATGACCATGCTTATAGCAATATTTTTGTTCTCCTGGCCAAGCAGAAATGTAGCCGAGTTTTCCATGAAACCCGACTTTTTTCTGCATCCTAAGACAAAGACTTTTGCTGGGTCTGAATGTGCTAAATTGAATTACGTTTTTCATTTCTTCTCTTCTCCATGTTCAGAGTGACCTTGACATGTTAGCCATTTTTTATATCCAACAAGTTTTGCGAATGGTTTTCCACAAACAACACAACGCAGAGTTTTTACACCCATCTCTGGCGCTTTATAATGTAAGCCCTCTTTCAAATAATGTGAATATGCCTCAGTGTTGTAGTAGAATTCTCCCATTTTTTGCGCATATTGATAGTCGCTAAAAAACTTATAGCCATCGCCAAGGTTTAAAGCATCAAACACAATCTTTTCAAGGTCTTTTGGCGGAGTTCCATTATAATGACCCTTTGTCAACTGACCATGTTTTTGCGTCAAATAGAAAATCTGTCGCCAAATTTTGTTATTCCATTCAAAGGAGCCATACTTATTCTCGATGATATAGTTGCTTGTTGCCAGATATACAACAAAAGAGCATTGATCTAACATCAGAGAATAACCGCCGAACTTGTTGAAACCCTCTGTAATATGCATACAACTATTCCACTTGTGGGAACATGTAGAGATTGTCGCAAAATCCAGAGGATGAATAGAAATATAAAGTTTTCCCTTTACAGTCTTGTTTTGAAGAATCTTTGACAGTTCAATATCAAAGTTTTCATCTTGGAAAATTGTTGACAGAATCTTTGACAATTTCATACCACGTTGATATACCTTTGGGAACAAAGCCTTGGCGATTCTATCATAATCATCATCAATTACCTTGTTCTTGATATATTCATCGCTACTGAACTCTGACATTTGTGCCGCATATTGAGGAAACGCCTTTTTGATTTTGTCAAGTTCACCATCGACAACATCTCTTGTCATCTCAAGGTCGATTTCCTTTTCCATAATGAGCTTATTGCCAAAGAACTTGAACAAATCCTTTTTAGCTTCTGCCCAATCCTCTAAATATTGATGCACAACAGATTCATCAATGTCACTATTTCGCTCTGCGGCGACTTTGATGGATTCTAAGAACCCATCAAAGTCCACCATGGAGATCATCTTATCAGTCGTTTTCATCCGTTACAATCACCACACAAAACATAACTGCTAGTCTGTGAAAGTCTCTTTCCACAATTTAAGCAATAAGTTGGACCACCAGCGGTAATCTTGATCTTCTCTCTATCTGAGCCAGTCGGCGCAATCAATGTCTTTTTCAGATTGTAACGACCACGCAAAGATTCAAAATTCTCAATGTCGGAATAGTGATGATGAGAAACATCCTTATAAATGGGACCAGTACCAAAATAGTTATTCTGGTGGATATATCTCAAATCACCAAAGTTATCCCAATCATTGATTCCCAGATATTTTCCAATGACCTCTTCTAACAGCTCGCGAGCTGTATCAGTTGCCGCAGAAATTTCCTTATTCTGCGGATATTCACGGCCAAACAGGAACGCACAGGTGTTTACACCACCGTTGATAATCTGCCGCCAAGACTTTGAGTTTCCGGTAAAAGAATTCTGCCGGAAATCATACTCTTCACGACCATCAACACCCTTTGCGAAAACCTTGTCGTAAACATAGTCTTTTCCGTTGTCACGATATGCCACAAGAGCATTTGGGTCAGTTAGCCATGTAAACACACCGCCTGCCATAGAACCCCAAATCTTCTGACAAGTAGACCACCCATGCATATTGGTTCCAGAAGTCAGAAAATCATACGGATCAATAGAGATTTTGATAAATCCTTTGATGATGCGGTTCTGCATCACAACAGACAAATCAATATCAAACTGTTCAGAAATAGACAGCTTCCCATCCTCTGAACGAGGCGTTGCATAAAGTTCCTTCAAGAACTTAGAAACCTTCATGCCCTGCTGATACATCTTCTTGTCGCAATACTTAGAAAAGAAAGAAGAGCGAGGCATGGCGTTTTCAATAAACGGCTTCATACCGCCGCCATCCTCCACAATCTTTTCCATTGTTGCCGCATAACGTGGATATTTCTTATACAGATCAAAGACCATGGAAGAAATTTCTGTATCGTCCATCTTGAACTCGATGGGCTTAGCAATTACCAGATTATTGCCAAAGGCAACATAGTAGTCATACTTTGCCTTTGCCCACTCTTCCAGATACTTGTCTACAACCTTGTCATTTACCTTTGCACCACGACCCATGGCAATATTGCAGAGCTTGATGAAACGTTCACGATCCACCTTTGCGATCATTTCATCAATGATTTTACGATCCTGCCGTTCATGATGAATAGAATAGGTTTTTACTTCTTCCTTTTTCTTTTCGCCAGGAATCTTGTCATAAAACGTACACTGATCTGCATAGAAAGTAATGCTTTGATATGAAAAGTCACCAGTGTAGCCATTTTCACGCAGAATCTTCTTATGTGTTTCAGGAATGTCCGGCCTGATTGCAATAGGAATCGGATCTCCGTTCGCAAGACAAACTCTGAACAGCTCTTTTGCACGGAACCGAATGTCTTTTAACCACAACTGTTCTTTTGTATACTTATGGGTATCTGGAAATTGAGAAATGACAATATAATCGCCAAATTCAATTCCCTCCAATGCTGGTGGAACATTGGTAAACTTTTCTTTCTTCTCGTCAACGACTACACTGTGTTCCATGTTTGATCTCCTTTTTACATATTCTCGGACTTGGGGATTGAACCCAAGGTAAAACACCAGTTCCAAGATTTAGAGGCGGGACAAAGCCCGCCTCTGCGAGATAGATTAGCGATAACGATCAATGATCGCCTGCTGTGCATCCATAGCTTCCCTGAGACGAGCCATTTCTGCACGAGCCTCAGCAACACGGGGGTTCTCTGCGGTGTAGGAGACGGCCAGAGGTGCGCAGTTCGCCCGACCGGTGAAGATATACTTCAGACCCTCAGAAACACGATCCAGAACAGGCAGAGTGTCGAAATCCTCGATCTTCTGCACATTCATGTGATTCTTGCCGAAGGTCAGCTCGCCATCGTTGGGACGAATCCAGGTTCCCTTCTGAGTGAACAGGCCACGATTGCCAGCATCGTCCACCAGAACGACATACTCCTTGCCCTGAGCAGAGGTCACGATTGCGCCAGGGAGAACATCCTTAAAAGTGTTAATCATAAATTTTTCCTCCTGTTTTTTTCCATCTTTGTAACAACTTGTTTGCACCTACTATTCAAAACGCCTCTACACAAGCAAAGGCGACCACCCCTCTCTATTAACCTATTTTTGGAAATTACGTATAGTAATTCAAGAGCAAATTAAACTGGTTGACCCATCCATACTTTCCCTTATATTCCACCTTGCACCATGTTCCACTAATCGCAGAAATTCGCAGGCTGGTATATGCAGGAATTTCAAAGAGACATGTGCTGTTGTAAATTGGCTCTTTATATGCACGGACAAGATATTGCTTAGTGAAAACGTTGTCATTTACCATGAATTCTTCATCATAAATGCTCTGATTGCCGCCATAGTAATATTGTTTAGATGTTGTAACGGCTTTCTTTTGAAATGGAAACTTTTTGTTTGGGTCCATATCATTGATGATATACATACACTTTTCCAGCGTAACATATAATTCATCAAGATGAACAGTTTCCCTTTCTGTGTGGTTGCTATAATAACCGACACTAAAATTTACGCCAGCAACATCCCATTCGTCACACAAGGTACAAATATCCGTTCTTGTCCCCTGTGCTTCTGTGAACCCATGATCGTCAATCCACTTCTTAAACTCTTTGTTGTCACACTGATAATATACAGAGTCTACACTTCCCTGGCGGTCAAGAGCCAAGATAAAATTGATGCCTTTTGCCAAATCTTTGCAATCCTTTGCACCAATCTTTGTTGTGCTTCCACCAACTTCTTCGTCAGTAGACAAGAAGATATATGGTTTTTGCTTCTTCTTTTCCATCTCTGACATGATGTAGAGAACGCCATAGATTCCACACCTGTCGTCACCACCAATTCCCTGCGGTGAAGAAACAATTTCCTCGTCAAACCTGAACTCATATGGTGGTTGCTTAAACACCGTATCAATATGTGCAGACAAACACACACCAATGTTTCCATGACAAAATAAATACCCGGCTTTTGCCACAACATGATCTTTGCCGTAATAACTGGTAAGCTGTTGTGTCAGCCAACGATACAAGTCTTTCTTGTTGGCCTTACACAGAGAAACAAATCCATTCTTGTAAATCATTTCACACCTACCAATTTCCGCCAATCATAGTTTTTGACAATAAAGTCGGGAGTTTCATAGATAATTCTTGGAGGTTGGTCGTAGCCATCCTTATAATTCCACGCTGTCGTCTGTTCTTTCAGAACTTTCTTGGCCTTGTCAACATCGTCCTGCGTCATTGGGTCAATATTTACAACGCTTGCCTCTTTGACCACAAAATCACCAAGCACAATGTCAACATAGAATGAGCCAGATTTCGTCATATTCATACGAATCTGTTCTTTCAATGGACCAAAGAACGCCTTAAATGTCTTTTCTGAATTTGCGTCAATGCCACAACTGACCGTATTTCCAAGACAGCAACAAACACCATATCCTTTCTTCAAGATATTCAGTTCTTCTTCCTGAACGATGTTCTGCAAAGTCCCACAACTTTGCTTTGGAACATACAGCTCTTTTACATCAAAAGCCGCACCGTTCCGCTCTGTAAACAGAAAGACCGTGCATCTGTCTCCTTGACTTGCTATCGCTTTTAAGAGGCGAAGCTGTCCAGGTTTCGTAAACCGAAGATATGGGGTTGCAGAAAGACATTCGATTTTTGCCATACGACCACCTTTTTCCTTTTTATACTTTTCTTGTAGACATTATCATTTTTCCATCTTCTTGAATTTTTATACACGGTGTCAAACCTTTTCTCTCAAGGATTTCTGCCGCATGATACCTTCTGGCTTCTGCACCACGCTTTGTACAGAAAAATTTACATCCATCGCAATCTGCTGGGCTTAAAATGCCACACTTACCTCTAAAATAACCAACGCAATCTTCACGCATATTAGGCTCCCATCTCGAAGCCTCCAAAATACGTATTTCCTATAACCTCATACCCAACATATTGACTTGACCAGTTATGATGCTTTCCAGCACGAAAATACTGTACCCAACTTGGCATAGATGGTCCATCCCAAATAATTTCATCAACACACCGGTACTGATCTTCTGTTGGTGTAATATGGTCTAATAAACTTGCTGTTGAGAATTGTGGAATACCATTATTCTCTGCATAGATAATCTCTGTAATTGTCTTGTTACAAGACATAGCACGATTAAATACGACAGACACAATTCCCTTTTGTGCTTCCAGTGGTTCCCCTCTTCCTTCTGCCCAAACCATTCTTGCAAGAAGTTCACGTTCAACAGACGTGACATAGAAATACGGCTCTTCTGGTTCGGCTTCAATCGTTTTATACACAACTTGAGTCTCAGTAACAACCTCTGGCTCTTTTTGATAGCAGGCAACAATGACACACGCTACTAACAGAGCACCAAGGATGTAAAGGGTTATGCGAAATTCTTTGAGGCTCAACACGCCCCCCCCCTGACTATTAAAAATGGAAGAGGCAAGTGGAGTTGAACCACTATCAACAGAGTCAAAGTCTGATGCACTACCGTTGTGCTATGCCTCTATATGGTCTGAGTGGGGAGACTCGAACTCCCGGCCCCGTAACCCCAAATCACGTGTGCTGCCAACTGCGCTACACCCAGTTATTCCATGTCCATAGTGATAATCTCAAATTGATCTGTTGGCTCAAATCTCATGCCTCTAAACATAAGAATAAACCTATCTTCTTCGTAAATAAGTGTTCCGTTTTTATAGCAGTCGAATGTGCCAACGCCATTAACACGATCACCAAGATGATAAGGTATACCATTTACATCTTTGGCAAATCTGAGATTTTTCACACAAAAACACCATCCTGTCCACTATGGTTTACTTTTAGGAAACGCCAAAAGAAACCAGGGCAAAAAGAAAATGCAAAAGTCTTAATTCCCCTAATGTGGGAAATTTAAAATCACTTCTTCAATTCGCAAATCATTTTTCTAATCTGCGTTTCATCTGTATCGCGGAGCAGATGACAAAGCTCAATAATTGCATTTCTTTTTCCATCAGAAAGTCCATACATCTTAACCTTTCCAATAGAAAGGCTCTGCGTGTGCGGACTTCTGGCAAATCTACTCAGCTTTCTCGCTCCGGCCTCAGACAAACCAAGACCCTCAGAAACCTTATATACCGTTTCCGTTGTTGGGCCCTCTTTAGTACAAGAATTTAACAGTGTGGCGTAACATACACCGCTCTTTGTTGATAGGTCTTTCAGCGTAATATCCCTGTCAATGCACAACTTTAATACTTCTTTTCCAAACTGATTTTTTTTCATTTTTCTTACCTCTTTTTGACTTATTTGGAGTTTGCTGATTTGGCGACGTGTGTAGGATTTGAACCCACGGAGGATTTGTCCTCTACAGTTTTCAAGACTGTTGCATTAAACCGCTCTGCCAACACGCCATATTCACATATTCAAAGTTTTCTTCTGGACCAAAGAACGAAATGGGAGACGCACTTCCATCTTTTCTTAATAGCCTAACACGAAGAGCACGGTGTTTTGCATATCGCTCAGCGACAATGCCGGGTCGATGAAAATATTATTGACATAGAACATAGTAAATCCTCCTCGTTTGAGAGCATCAAGAGGCTGGCAAGAAAGGAAAGAAAGAGGTGGGGATAGAGATATTGTTGGAGGTGAGAATTTGTCTGCCAGCCTCTTGATGCTCTCAAAACACGTTTACTCTTCAAATGTTCTTACATACAAACCTAAAATATCCTTTTTGCCGATCCAACCATATAATTTTCCATGATTGTCACCAACCTGATACTTCAAACCCTTAATGTTAACAATCTTGTAGAAAAAGTAGTTTCCACCAACTCTGCAAAATACAATCTGGTTAATGAGGTATTTGTAATTAGCAGTTGGTGGAACGGTTACGCATCTTTCATTGATAGAAATAATCGGGGATAGCTGGTTGTTAATCTTTGTTATAACGCCAGATTCGCCATTCCGCAACTTCTCTGCGACAAATGGACCCTCTTTGCCTTCAAATGTAATTTTCATACCGATCTCCTATGGATAAAATTAAATGGTGACACCGGAATGACTCGAACACTCATTTCAGGATTGAGAGTCCTGCGTCCTAGGCCAGTTAGACGACGGTGCCATATGTGCCGGAACGGGTACACAACACCCGTTCCGGCATGGGATTAGATATCTTGGAAATATCTAATCCTATTATACAAAACGAAAACAATCAGTATTCTACTTTAACTATTAGAAAGAGGTATTTATATGAACAAATTTGATAACATTTTTACTGATTGTCCGCTTTGTAACCATAAAGTTATTCTGTTAGATAAAAGAATTGTGTATGTGAACCAACATCGAAATTCCAACACGAGATACCATTCAATGTTGATTTCCATTTACGGATATATGGAATCTTATATGAACGCTCTGCACAAAACTGATTCATTTTGAAAAATGCGTCAGACTCGTCCGAAACATCGGCGATTATTCTAACACTATGACCGTTGTCAAAATATAGCTTCATAACAATTCCTCCGCAACACAATCCTCGAAAACAGAATATTGCCTACTGCCTGGACCTTCGCCCTACCAACCTATACCATCCACTATATTCGGTCATACGGACGACAAGGCTGAGCCTAGGAAACGTCTCTCCTAAACTTCTTGCCGCAGGTGCAAGCACCTCTAACCGCAGATGGATTGAGTACCATCAAGTTTCACCCGTCATTCAGCACTTAATTTTCATCTACAAGAAACTTCACGTCATTTTGGGCTACTCCACCGAACGACTGCTGTTATAGTTGCGTTTCCACAACATCAAGACATATCTGGTTATTTGGATTACCTTATGGTTTACGGTTCCCACACCGTCCAATCAGGCTTATTCTACACAGTAGCGTCTATTACCCAGACCAGCAGTACCCGACCTTTAGTGACCAGTAGAACCAGCACAGCAGCTTGTGATTTCCGGTTTCCAGATTTTCCAACACTGTCGCCAATGTCAGAACGGCTAGAACAATAACATATCTGTCATTTACCGCCGCCACATACACCGCTTCTATGCAAGTTGACACCTTCTTCACATAGTTAGACAATAGACAATATTCTGTTTTCGAGGTTCAATTCTTATTCCATCAATGCATCAGCATACATGAAACAGCTTCCATCTACTGAAAATCTTTCCCCTTGACCATCTTCTGCACCCTCTGATGCCCTAATTACATATACATAGATTGTGTCATTTTGATATAGATCAAGCACTTCACATATACACCCTTGACCAGTCACACGATATTTACTGACTCCTGGTTTTAGCGTCACAATATCGCCAACATTAAAGCGATGACCTTTACTCATTTCAACCAACCTCTTTTTTTTTAGTGGTAGCCCCTGCGGGACTCGAACCCGCTTCTCCGGCTTGAAGGGCTGGCGACGCAACCAGTTTGTCTTAGGGGCCGTGTTTTTCATGATTCTAGTATAGCACACCAAACACTGTTTTGTCAAGAAAAATTTACAGTTTTTTCAAAAAATATTTTGTGTTTGCCGTCTCGATGCATAAATCATCCCCATTGTCCACAATATCTACCACAGTAGAGGTATGAAATGCGCCATAATCTTCTGCATAGGCAACCCATGGTTGACCTTTTTCTAACAGCCGTGTTTGAACAGACAGCCCAAGGATATTTCTATGGATTGGCTTCAGATTGCCAACAACAGGTCGAATATTATAGATCATATATTTATCCGGAGACTCTTTCATGTTTGTTACATCCCTATTTTACATGAAAACAGTGAAAATCGTTGCAAAACCCACAAGAACCAGCTATTTCTTGATGTTCTTCATCTTTATGTAAAGAACACCCTATTGGGCCACCTTTATGCATTTTTCCATCTATGGTAAAATATTCATGAATTGCATAGATACAAAAATCGCAACAGGGTATACAGCCATGGTTACATAGTATCATCCAATCACATCCTATAACAAAACGAGGCCACAGAATAAATCCCACCATAACGGTAAAAAAAAGAACGATATCATGTTATGCATTAGAAACAACAGTCATTTTGACACTCCCCACAGCTAAAGCCATAGGATTCTCGGTTCGCTGAGTATTGCGCCGCAGTTGCGTCTTATGCACTCTCCCCGAGCGTATAGGTTCGGACGTGTCCCGCCCTACCATCTGTGACTTCGTTTCATCATAGGACAAGTTTTTCTTCCGTTAAGGGTGAGTGCTTGTATCAGAAACACCCACCCCAAAACAGAAGAATGAAAGGATTAGTTATATGAAACACAATTTAAGTTATCCCATCCATAGCGGACAAGTGTTTTTGCCAAAAACACTTGTCCGCCATCAAAGAAAGCGAGGTAACACTATCTTTGAAACTTCATTGAAGGTGGATGGGTGGGTGCTGGGATAGGAATACAAATCTATAACATGAAAGGATGAACAAAATTAGTCTTTTTCTGCAAGCAGAAAATCTGGGTTGATAACCTTAAAACTGATATTTCTCTGAGCGTTGCGCATTACAATACCCTCACGTTTTTGGCCATTACGCACAACAGAGTTTCCCTTGGAATATTCAACAAGCTCTGCAATCGTGTTTGGCACTTTCTTACCCTCTTCAACGATTGGAACAGATTGGATGCCAAATGATTCAAGCATCTGTTTGATTTCCGCTGTTGTACATTTGTGGTCTGGATAGATCAAATTGAACGCAAACAACTCATATCCGTTGACGTGATACTTGTTGCCCTGAATCTGATTTCCACAGATTTCACCCTGCAAAACAATGGTATCATAGTCGCCAATTAACCTTTTGAGGGCGTTCTCGATATCATATTTTTTTGCCACCATCCAATACGAACTGTCGTCTGGTGTCTCAAGATGGATATTCCGGCTACAAACACCAAATTCATACTTCCTCCTGGAAACTTTTCGCAGATAATAGGTGGCAGATTGGCCATCCATCTTTTCTGTGACAGAAAACTCTACTCCCTGATCTCGAACGGTCTCAAAAAGCGTAGTCAAGTTCTGAATTCTGGTTTCATCTGTCTTTGCAATCCACTCTGGGAATCCACCCTTACGCTTTGATTTCAAAAACAGTTTGCGATACCACTTGTAACGCATGAAGAACCTTGCAAACGCACTTTTGGGAGTTTTTGGCTGTTTGCTTAGAAGTTTTGCCTCTTGTTGAGCTTCTGGGTCATATTTCTTGATACCGAGTGCGTCTGTAACATCATCACCAAGATCACATCCGGTGCCATTTGGAAGAATAGAAAGCGGCAAAACCAGTCCCTGGCTAACCTGACCACGGAGTTTGATTGTGCGGACTCTGAACTTGCGAGGACGCAAAAATTCAAATTCCGGACGTTCTGGAACAATGGAGTCAACTTCTATATAGACAATATGTTGTCCAATTTGGAACTCGTCTTTTTGAACAACACATTCCCATCCGTCAACTTGAGCGACCACAATCTTATCTGCACCCTCGATTGGTCGGATATTGGAGATTTCTCTAATCGTTGCCAACTTACGCATATTATAGCCTCCCTCTTATAGTTTTTATGGTGGACGCTAGGGGACTCGAACCCGTATTCTACCAGTTATGAGCTGGTTGCCTTAACCAATTCGGCTAAGCGTCCAAAACTATACCTTATCGTTCTTTTTAAGCGTCTCTGCAACGATTTCTGTGCGGTATAGGTATATCCGCACATCTTCCATTTTCTCCACCTTACGCACGTCGCCAAGCGTTCTTTTGAGGGCTTCGATTTCTTTCTTGTTGTCCTCTACCCACGTTACAAGCGGAGTCAGTTCCCGAATAGAGTCTTTTGCCAAGCGTCTTTGCTTTCTGGATTCCCGCAACTGCTTATAGATTTTTACCATATCGAAGGCATTATGTGGAACAAGTTCAATCTCATGAAGAAGATCAAGAATTTTTGCCTCCGCATCCGCCTGTACATCTAAATAATAATCATATTCAGGCTTTACTTGGCAGATAAAGTTGAGAAATTCAGAAAGTTTTTCAGAACGCTTCACAATATTAACCCCTCTTCGTACTATGTATTTTATAGTCATCTGCAAAGATCATGTCATCTAAATCGAACATCGTTTCACCGTCCTTTCCATATTTCTAGTATAACATATGAAATAGTATTTTGTCAAGAAAAATTTACTATTTTTTTTAGGATTGAACATACTTTTTTATGTCTTTTGTTGGATGATGATCCTCACTATTATTCTCCCATACTGTTTTTACAATCGCCACAAAAGTTTCCAGATATGGGTCCCAACAAAAAGAAATTGGAAAAATCATATCTTGACCCTCTTTCTTTCTATTAGAAACTCTTGTAACAGCTTTTACAATACATCCACCAGAAACCGTAACTTCAATAACCTTTCCGCTCAAAGCCGTCCTATATGCGCCCTTATTGACCCCATATTCCTGCGCTCTTTGGTCATAATGCTCCGTTCTGCAAATGGTCATTTTTCTGCTAAAAAAGTCCTGAACGGCTTCTTCTAAGTCGTCAGGCCAAAATATTTCTCGGTTATACATTCCACTTTTCACAACAATCAATCCTTTGCGACAAATTTTTTGTATTTGTGTGTTTTGTCGTTTGCCTTAAACCACCTCTCTAAGTATGTAATAAGACTGGACGAGCACTCTGAGCACATTTCCATTCTTGTAGCAAAAGAAAAATGATATCCTGCTCTACCGGACAACTGCTCCAAATTCAGCTTAATTGAATCGCCACCCGGCATTTCTTTTCCACAAATTGGACAAAATATAACCTCTTTTTCTTTTTTAGGTCTTGCCATATTCTACTCCATACCAACTTCTACCCTTTTAATCAACGTAAACATTGATGGAGATACACCACGGAAAATAGTATCATCGCCGTCAAACTTTATATTCCTAACAGCGAATAATCCATCAGCTTTCTCCATGACTTCATATATAGTCCTAGAGCCATAGTCAAACCGCAAGTGATCTCCAACATTCGCCCTGTCATACATATTGCCGCATATTTCCCACATATTATCACTCCATATCAATACCGCTTTTTGCAATGTATAAAAAATGATATGCACTCACGCCATACATATAACGAGCCGTGCTTCCGCCGACGACCAACAAATCAAATGTACAATCTGGATGTTTTGCAATGATTTTATAAATGGTGTCTGATTGATAATATTGCTTCAGAAAATCACCGACGCTTGCCATTTTATAAATTTTATCTCGTGAACAAGCAACCCATTGCATATTATCACTCCATCTCTGCATCATACATAACAATATAAGAAAATGTGTTTGCATGAACATCTTTGAATGTAGTTCCTGTTTTAATATTTTGTACGTCAAGACATTTATTTGTTCGCTTTTTCTTTTTAATGATATATCTTGCCAAACATGCTTCGTCGTGAGTTACAGAAACAATGTCGCCGACTTTCACGTTGTCATATATGTTGTTACAAAATTGATATATAGGCATAGATTACTCCATTTCTTGTTCCATGGAAAATTTGACACCAAATACCGTTTTTAGTATATTTTTGTATATTTCACCATCGGACAAACACCGTACATCCACATTTCCGTTCGCACGCTCTTTGATAACACAGTATTTGTATAAACTACCAATGCTGGTAGCAACAATACTTCCAACTGTGACCTCGGCATCGTAATCTATAATATACCGATACACAATATTCACCCCGTCCCTGTCTATACTTATATTATAGCATACAAAACAGTGTTTTGTCAAGAAAAATTTACTATTTTTTCGTCTCAAAATATAGAATTCTTTCTAGCCCAACAACAATGATAGAATCGTTATACTGTATACGGTTTTCAGAGGTCAAATAATATCCTAAAAGAGAAATATATTTGCCGTCATAAGAATAAAATGATCCGCTTATAATTGTTCCATCAACAAGAGTTAATACCATTGGCGGGTTCTCTTCTCCGGTTGCAATTATCAGGTCAGAAATCATATCAAAACCGCTTTTTGCACCTAATTTGCTAAAGTCTACATCATCTGTTGTATAGTCTTTTATTTTATTAGTCTCAAAGAAATTGCGATCTCGTCCTTGACAGCCGTATATCTTCATTGGTTATTTCTCCCTTATAGTGTAGATATGATTTCAATAAGACCATATCCAAGCATAAAAACTGCCACAGCCAAATTCAGTGCGGCCTTACCAGTTCCTTTTATTCTATAATAAATATTCAATGCCGCCAAAAAGAAACTTATTCCAACAAAAAACATTATTCTAAACCTCTTTTTTTTTAATTACACCTCAGTTTGCATCATCTATTTCTATCCCTTCATCTTCAAATAAGTTCTTTTTTATAAATTCAATCTTTTTCTTTTGTTTTTCTTTATATTTGTCGATTCGCTTCACTTCACGAATTCTTCTTAAAACAGATTTTCGGCTCTGGTCATATCGTTCGCACAAATCCTGAATAAACACCAATTCATCTACCTTAGAAGTGCTGTTGCTATAATTCTGAATCACCCTTTTTATTTGTGCAAATGGCATGGCATGGGCCCTAGACACATACTTCATTTCTTTGGTATTTTGACACTCTTCTCCAACAAGTTTTTCTTCTAATTCGATCATTCTCTCAACAGAAAGGTAATTATTAAACATAGCCCGCCCCATCCTTTTTGTCAACATCAAGAAGTCCACCGCTTTCCATTTTATTGCCTTCTTTTTGCTGAAAAACTTTTGTTACTATCTTATAATACTTATATGGATGTGCGGCTTTGGCGGTGGGCTTCTTGATGTTGACAACACAAATATTAGAAGTCTGCCTAGTTGCCCCTAGGCAGACTTTTTTTTAATACATCGAAAGCAATCGCCTAATGCTTAAATTTGTACCCTATCTTTTAGCAGTTGTTCTCTCTTCTTTTTATTTTCAATTCGTGTTTCTTCTGTTGGTTCTTCTGCTTTAAGAATTGCCCGAGCTCTCTCATATTCTTCTTCTGGTGCAATCTCATGCTTTGGTATACAATTTGACAAGTGAATCAATAGAAAAATGATTGCCATCAGAAAGAGTGCAGGCATCATAAGAAGTATTGTAAGTATCATAGTGTAAACAATCTTTCAACTCTTGTCGTAACGCCATCTTGAGGAATTCTTTGTTTGAATTCTTTTTCCCAAACAATTTTAAAATCATCCGGCATTTCTCTTTCACTAATAAATACCTTGTTTTTCTGTGAAACTTTTCTGCACCAGTTGTAAAAATCTTCATGGTCAATCCCATGTTTGTAGCCAGTCGTTTTTCTGTATGGTGGATCACAATAAATCAGACAATCTTCAACATTTGAGTATGTTTTATAATCACAGCAAACAAACCAAATATTAGACAAATCTTGTTTTCTGAGCGTATCTAATACAGATTGTGCTCTTGGTCTCCGTCTGTTATCTTTATCTCTTCCAAAACCACCAAAGTATTTTCCAGCATAACTCGCATTGAAACCAACGAGAGCAACATACCACTCTGGAAGCTCTGTCTTATGGTCTCGAACATAGTTATATTCATCCTCTGTGATATCTTCTGGAATGTCCTCTGGATGATTTTGAACATGTTTCATCAGCTCTATCAGCCCGTGGTGAACATCGGATGCAACTTTCATATTACACTGTATCTTATCAACAATATTACAGCCTCCACAAAAGCAATCTATAAACGTATCAATATGATTGTATTCAATTTCCTGCTGTAAAATTGGAACAATATCCTTTGCCAGACGTTTCTTACTGCCCAAATATACCATTCGTAATATCCCAGTCCATCAGATAATCACTAAATGTACCATTTCGCACAAATCCAGTATCTGATTTAGACCAGTTCTCCTTCTTCATATATTTCTTACAATATATCACATCCCCTTTTTTGATCTTATTCTTTGTAAACTTCTTTTTATCAACTTTCATTTCTAATGTTTTTCCTGTATTTAAACAATACAAAGTTGCTCTTGGTGTATACTTTGTATCAACGTCTATCACATATAAATATCTTTTTGGGATGTTTTCGATCCTAATAGAGATATGCCCAATGTAATCTAACTCTAATTCTATCTGTTCAGCAAGCGGTAATCTTCTATCCTTTTGTAGTTCTTCAAACTCTATAAGCTCTGCAATTCTCTTTACCTTTGTCTTATCCGTATGCTGTTTAGAATATCGGTCAGAAAACTTTTCAATCACAGCCAAAAGTTTGGCATTTTTGCCAAATTCTTCAAAAAAATCTATTGTTGCAAGAACACGAATCTGACGAATATTCACATTTGTGTTTTCGGCCACATAGACAAGAAATTCTGTAAACGTTGGAAACGCCAATGATCTAAGTTCATATAGCTGATTTGCACAATCTTCTGAAATGAACTTGATAGAGTGCATCCCCTTATAGATGATGTTCGTTTCCTTGTCATATGTATATTTTCCAATAGATTTTCTGAACTTTGGCGGTTCCAGTTTGATTCCGTGTTTGTTCATATACGACAATATCTTGTTCAGTTTTTCTTCATTGTCGTAATAGGTGTTCATATAGGTTGCACAGAATTCAAGAGGATAGTAGTATCGCAACCATGCACACGCATATCCTATCATAGAATAAGGTAAAGCGTGATTTTCTGAAAACAAATAATCAGAAGCATCTTCAATAACACGAAGAAACTTTTCAACAAGATGTTCAGCTTCTTCTTTTGTCGTTCCATATTTCTCATTCATGGTCTTGATAAAACCATCTTTGATTTTTGGAATATCATCTTCTGTTCCAGTTTTCTTTGAAAAATGACGGCGTACAATATCCGCCTGTCCCATAGAATATCCACAGAATTGATGCAAAAATGCTATAATCTGCTCTTGATACACCAAAAATCCGTTGGTGTTCTTCAACAGATCATTTAATGCTGGGTGTCCGTTATCATTAAACTCGCCAACCGCAAGCCTATCACGATATGATTCACCAGCCGGCCTAATTGCACCGTTTCCAACTGCAAGTAAATTCAAATACGAAAAGTTCGGATTGATCTCTCTAATCCTGTGAATTGTTTCGCTGGAAAACAGATTCTTCAAATACTGCGATGCGCTGTTGCTTTCCCATTGGAATATGCCCACAGTATCATCTCTAATGCTTTGCCAAACTTTTTCATCGTCAAAATCCATATTATCCGGAGTCAATCTCGGAATTCCAACTAAATCGCAAGTTTTGTTTATGATGCCCACGTTCTCCAATCGGAGAACATCCAACTTCACAAAATTCAGCGAATCAATTTCTTTCATATTGAGCTGGCTGATTCTATATTCATCGGTAGATGTAGAAACTAAGCCAACTTCATCATCTAATGGAAATGGCGATACAATACATGCTGATGGGTGATTTCCCATAGATACAATAACGCCATCAACAAGATCGACATATTTGAATATTTCTGCATATTTCTTGCGGAACTTTTCTTCGTTTCCTTCAAGATTGCTAGTCACATCACGGACTTCTTTTAAGTCTAGTCCATATGCTCTAGCAATATCTGTAAATGCGCCTTTTAACTTAATCGTGTTAAACGTTACAATGTCGGCGCAATATAATCCTTCTTTTGTATATAGATATTTGATAACCTGATCTCTCTCGTCTGGAGACCAATCGCTGTCAACCCTTTCTACCGTTGCTTTCGCAATACTTTAACGCCAATTTAATGGCCGGAGTAGACTATCTCATCATCCACAACACGTGGAGTTCTGCGCTTCACATCTGGAATTTCACCAGGATGCTACAATTAGTCGTTACAATTTACATATCGTCTTATCACGGTATTACCATATCTTTCGACTTAGGCTTCCACCGTTAGCCGCACAATGCGACACCCTAGATTTCTAGGTTCACAGAATTTTTCACTAGAAATTACTCTCTAGTGGGACTGTTGAGGTCAATCCGCCAGCGAAACTCTTTCTGTGTTCATAAAACGATCAAAATTCAGGTTATATTTTACGCTGTCCACATCAGTAATATGAAGCAAATAACATATCAAAGAACCGGAAACAGAACCACGACTTGGGCCACATCCGATTCCTTTTTGACGCATAGCTTTTTTATAGTCCTCTTCCAACAAGAGGAAATCACTTGCTTTATTATGTTCGATTGCTTCCATTTCATGATGGATTCTATCTATATACTCTTTCCTGTTGGATAAACTTACAATTCCACGCTCTACAAATCCCTCGTTGATTTTCTTTTTTAGAATATCTTCTCCGTTTTCATAGAGCTTTGGATATTTATAGTCTGTTGATACCTGAAACGGCTCAACCATTTCAGACAACAAATCTGTGTTCTCTATTGCGGTATGCCAATCCTTTTCTGGAATAGCATTTTGTAGTTTATACGCTTTACAAAGCTCTTCATAGCTTTTCGCAACTAAATCCCAGTCATCTTCATTGGCAAATCTAACACCCTTTGCCTCTTGTAACTTCTTTCGACCAGACAAATGTTCCTTATTTAATGCGTGTGTGTCTGTACCTGCAATCAAACGGAGCCCATGCGTCTTTCCAAGATTAACAAGATACTCGTTATATTCCTTCTGTTCATCCACATTATGATGCTGAATCTCTAAGAAACAGCGATCTTTATGAGTGGACAGAAAATCTATAAAACGGCCTTTGACTTCATCTGTTCCTTTGTACAATGGGCCACCCAAACAGGCAGTTGTAATAATGATATTATCAGACGTATGAAAAACATCTTCCATTGTAATGCGTGGAACATAATAAAATGAATTATCTTGCCTGTTAAACGATTTTGTAACAAGTTTATTGATCTCACGAAAACCGTCTTGATTTTTCGCCAAGAGAATTAAGTGGTAGTTGTCACGAATCTTATCATCTAGTGATTCTGTTACATAGAACTCTTCACCATGGATATACAGCATCCCAGCGGCTTCTATGGCTTGTTTCTTATGATACCATTCCATACAGCTACCATGTTCTGCAAATGCCATGGCTTTCATACCGAGTTCTTTTGCATATTGAACATATTGTCCAAACTTTGTAATAGAATCAATATTGGTAACACAGTTGCTTATATCGCTATGAAGATGATACCAGATCATTTGGCATCACTCCATTTCTACCCTTTCAACAAAGTAGCTGTCTATATCAATATCTGGAATTTCGACAACAATACTTGTCAGTTGTTTATATTCATAGCCATTATATTCTGACCATATGATATCGTATCTTGGTTGACAGTCGATCATCAACGACCACACCTTTCATATTTCTAGTATAGCATACGGGTTATTGTTTTGTCAAGAAAAATTTACAGAATTTTTTCCGATTTTAAATAGATGATTTCAGCAGCCCATCTATCTACTGGTTCTTTGACAATCGACGGACTCTTAAATATCATTCTCTTTAGAAAACTTCTCTTGACCATCTGTGCCGCTTCTGCTATTGGTATGTTAGCTTGCTTTGCAACAGACCGAATGACTGCATTGTAAAACCAAAAACTATCCTTGTCCATAGTTCTCTCTCCAAAAGTTGCAAAATTCACAACAACTACAATAATCTACACATTTTCTACTTTCTGCCGGTCGCTCTTGAATAAACTCGCCACCATTGTTTTTCATCCACTCTTCCGCCTCTTCTTTACTGTTGAGAACACGCATAGCGGACTTTCTGCCCTTTTTCATAACAGCAAATTTATCATCAGTTGCCCATCTGTTTTCTTTGCTACAAATAGGGATTTCATCATCTGCAAAATCTTCATATTTGTGTATATTTGCAAGGCGTTGTTGAATTTCATTCTCTATATATGTAAAATCCTTGTCATAAAACCGAAAAGTAATGACATTTACCGGCTTTTGCGGATATGACTTGTCGAATTTTGCTTTGCTTCTCTGCCAATCACGAAAGATTTGATAGATTCTTCCACCTTTACATGGAAAGCCGTTCTTGCGCAACAGGTACGCATACGTTAATAATTGGAATCTATAATGCTCATTGTCACCTAACAGATACTTGTAGACGGTTGTTACCTTATAGTCGCCAAGCATCTCCTCTTCCATGTCATAGAAGTCAAATTTTCCAGAAATTGTGTCGTCACCAAACTTGTAATATAGTCTTTCTTCTTTAAACTGGTTTTCTCCTTCTTCTGCCTTTTCCAATATATAGTGTACAGATGTTCCCAACAGTGAATATACATGTTCTGAAACATCTTCTGTAATTTCATCCTTGTGTCTATTAAATAGTATAATCTCTTTTGGGTCTTTCAACAGCGTGGTTGCTGAATAAGTACCATTGTTATTATAATCATCTTTTTTAACGGCGTTCACAATTTGTTCTGGCAAATTCAAATGATTTGTCAGAATCAATATATCACCCTTTTCTTATTTTCATATGCTTCACGCCAAGCCGTAAATCCCTGATCTACCGGTGCTTCCTTGGCAGAAAAATTGTCCATAGGTATAACATAGATATTTTTATAGTGTTTCAGCCTTTCAACTTGTTTTCTGATCTCTTTTGGCTTAATATCTTCATCGTATGCCAAAACAAGATTAGTAAATTGTAATTTGATAAGAGAGGGTATCTCGTCTTTGAGTCCATGACTTCCAACAGCAACCGTGTTATGTATATTCCACGTTTCCGCCTTTAACACAGACTTTTCGCTTTCAAAGATGATACATTCATCTTCTTCTATAATGCTGTTGATTGCAAAGTTCATATTGTATAAATAGTCTTTGACACCAACTTTGTTGACGTGTTTATACTTTGGGAGATCAACAAGATTTCTATACTTAATTGCAACAATCTTTCCATAAATATCCCATATTGGAAACATGATTTTTGTTTTCTCTTTGTTGTATCGGACATTATATCTTGTTAGCACTTCCTCTGAGATACCCTCTGCCATCCATTCATTGATGTGGTGGGATTCTGGGTATTCATTCATACAGTCGTCCATCAGATAAATTCTTTGCACAAACGGTTCATCCTTCTTTTTGAATTTTTTAATCTCCTCTAATATGTGCTTTGACACATTTGGTGATTTTCCTGTTTCATAAGAAAGAATTTCAACCGCTTCTTCAAATGGAACATGATAATATGCCTGTATAAATGTCAGAATATCCCCGCCAACATTGCATCCCATACAGCAGAATTGCTGTTTTTCTTCGTTGATAAAAAAGGACGGTGTTTTCTCATGGTGCAACGGACATAATCCAACAAACTCCCCGCCAGGAATTTGTTTCAGCTCTGTATATCGTCCAATATATTCAACGATATTGATAGCTTTCTTCATATCCGTATAATCCACGAAAGAACACCGTCCTTTCAATTTACATCAATATGTGTCCCAACCGAAATAATCGCCAAGTGCCTCTTTACAATCGTCTACTGTCTGACAATCCTTAAACAGTTCATCCAGCTTATCTTCCAAATCAGCCGCATCTTTTGCAAGACGGCCATAACAGAATTCAAATTCGTCCAGAATATCCTCTGCTGGCGTTTCCATATCAGAAAACGCACCGTCTGTAATCCTATTATAAACCTTTGCAACTTCCTGAGAAAAATCCATAATTGTTCTCCTTAATCGAAAATTTCATCATTGTTCTTTTGTTTACTTGGCATAAATTTGCATATTTGACCAAGAAACTTTGCAGAAATATATTCAGTTTCATCCATCTGCGCACCAAGGCGATTCAACATAACCCTGAATTTATAATTTCCACAATCAAAACCATCTGAACGAATTTCATCCAGCGTCTTTCTTTCTAGGTACATCAAACAGCTACAATATTGTGCAATTCGGATTGAGTCCGCAACTTGACCTGATCTTGACGCTTGACAAACTGCAATCACATGGAGTTTCATATCGCCTGCAACCTTATTCTTCAGGAGGTTTGTTAAGTCTCCCAAAGAAGCATAGGTTGAATATGCATCGCTATGACCCTCTGATGGTTTAATATAGTCAAATACAACAGTATCTATACCACACTTCTTTTGCATGGTCTTAATGGTTCCATACAAAGAATCTGACGTATAGCTTGGAATATATAAATGATACAGAGGCAACTTTCTCAAGGCATCTTTTGCGGTTTCAACAAGTTCCCTATCATTTCCCTCATATTTACCACATTTGATAACATCAGCCTCTACACCAGACAGATAGGACAATAAGCGTCTTGTGAACAAAGTGTCAGAAAGCTCTGTGTCTAAATATAAAACCTTTCCGCCCTGTTCTATCACATCCATGGCAACATTCATAGAAAACATAGACTTTCCCTGTTTCATTCTTCCCATAAACAAGACAAGTTCCTGTTTCTCTATGGTAAAGTAAGAGTTCAGCTCTGGAACACACTTTATCTTATATCCGCCACCCGCCGCTTGCTTTTCTTCAATTTCATCCCAAATCTTATCAATCTGTGACCCAAGACTTGGAACTTCACCACCAACAATATATTTATCTGTATCTCTATCTATACAATCATACACATCTTTTTGAAGCTGTGTAATATCTGTCGTTTTTAATACTTTTGCTTGTGCAGAGTTTAAATCTTTATATAAAGCACGACGATAGGCCAAGCCCATCACATTAGACACCAGAAGTATGTATTCTTCTGACGTTCCACGTGCAATGTATTTTGCATTTTCTACAATTTCTGATATGATTTCTATGGACGGCTCACCGCCCAGTTTCTTCTTTCTGCTTTCATTTGCACCAATAGACGCAACAATGTTAAAAGCGTCTATCTGCACAACATCATTTTCGTACAAATCTTTGATGGTATCATATAAGACACCATTTAAAACATCTGTAAACTCTTTTCCTGTCAGTGTTTCACTGAAATTCAACATCTCTGGCATACAGATTAAGGTCGCAACGATTCCAGATTCACTTCTTACATCTGCCAAATCTTCCAGCTTTGCCAATCTTTCACCTCCTCTTTAGTTGGCTAAAAAAGGGGAACACGTAATATGTTCCCCTTTAGAGGTTCTTAGAAAGGCAGTTCATCTTCTGAAAGACCAAAATCTTCCAGAGCTTCGTTGTCCAGCTTCTTTGGCGCATCTACCTTATCAAAGTCAAACACAACCATTCGTGGCGATTTTGCATAAATCTTTTCGCCATCTTTTTCATATGGTTCCCAAGAAAGACCAAAGCTAAGGTTCGTAATCCTGTCGCCCTTTTCCATATTGCGAACTTTATCATTTGCCTTACTGACAAATACAACAAAGTTCCAATTAGAGTTCAGATATTCCTCAGTACGGCGATCCTTTCGAGAGGTAGAAAACTGAACAAGACAATCCTTATCCCTCTGTTCAATCTTCCAAATCTTACAAAAACTATTTGATGTTGCAAAAATCATTCTTTTTCACCGTCTTTCTTCATATCTGATTTGGCTTTCATAGCACACTGATAGCACAGCTTCTTGCCATAGGTTTTTACAGACCCTGCAATCAGCTTTTCAACAGGAATTCCATGTTCTGACACAATCGGCTTTCCACAAGACTCACACTTTTCCTCTTCTGGCGCATCATCAACAGCAATATCGGAATAATACAAAGAAATTCCGAGACCATGACGTGCAAGTGCTTTTGTCAGAGAACGCTGAATCGCTTTGTTAATATCGAAAGAAGTTACTGTATTTACAGGAATACTCTTGTTGCGATAGTCCATAACTGGAAGATATTCAATATGTTCAATTCCATTGACAGTTGCGCCGGTCTTTACCCAACAAGTTTTACCATCTGTGAAATAGTTCAGACCATCTTTGTTTTCATAAATCGTATAAGTTGAGTCTGGATAACGCCTTTTAACCTCGCTCCATGATCTTGCCCATGAAATATAGCCAAGACCATTTTTCTTTTCTATATATGGGCTTACATCAATGTCGAGTAGTTCTTTAAAATAGTTCTTTTCGTCTGCCATAATTAGTCCTTCTTTTCAAAATTTCCCTTTTTCTTTTCTCTACATTCCTTGCAACGACGACTGATACGCAATCCCATGTCGTCAATCTTGAAAATTTCTTTCAGGTAAATCTTTTCTTCCTTGCCACAGTCTTGACACTTATAGGTCAGTTCCATGTCAATCATTCTGTTTTTTACCTTATTTGTTACCTTATCCACGTCATTCATATAAACATTCTCCTTTTTTACTTTCCGGTAGAACCAATTCCACCACTTCTTTTTGCAGTCGCATTATCATCATCTGTAATCAGATACTTGACAAATACGCCCTGCGCAAATCTTTCTCCTGCCGCAATTTCTTGAACATGATCTCCATAGTTTCGCACAGCAAACATAATATGTCCTTCATTCTCTGCATACTGATAGTCGGAGTCAATGACACCTACCGTATTATTCAGCATCAGATTCTTCTTAATTCCAGTGCTACTGCGTGGAAAAATCAGAAGAACGGAGTCGATTGGCATATCAGCCGCACGAATACCGGAAGGAAACTTGACCTCTTCACCAGGATTCAGTTTGATTCCATACGGTGCATAGAAATCATAACATGCACTGTGTCTTGTTCCTCTCTCTGGAGTTTTCAGATTATCGTATTCTGCCCAATAATCTCCGTCATGACCAAGATTTTTTGCATCAGCTTCGTATTGCTTCTGTGAAACCTTTTCAAATTTCAACTTATTGAACTCCTTTCGCTTGATCTGATTATATTATAGCATATATTCTGTGTCTTGTCAATACCCCTAAACACCGTTTTTGAAAATTTACTGTTTAGGCATACTGCAATTCACCAACAACTGGAACTTTCTTCACAAACATTCCACAGTGACAATGCTGTACAGTTCTACAAGCAAGACAGGGGCAGACGGATTTCTCTGATTTGATAATAGAACACGGACAATGTGGGTCTTGAACCAGTTGTTTTCCAACCAGTTCAATCAACCCAATATCGTCTGTAAAATCCATCTTGTCTTGTACTTTCAAATAGCCAAGAAGATATGGATGATCTTTCCGAATATCTTCTATATGTGGCGCATTTTCACCAAACTTTTGCAGTTCGGATATATATTGTTCAATCATGTTAAGAAATCCTTTCTGCATATTGGTTATTAGACGCAAGTTCTACACCAAGAACAGGATCAAAATGTTTTTCTTGGCCTGGAACATAACGACCAAACTTGACAATGATGTTTTTGAATTGTTTAAGCTGGTCAATTTCATAATATATCTCGTTTTTCTTATAGCCGGTATATATTACAAAATCATCCTCACACCCATGTGTGCGAAAATATTTAATAAGGTCAAGAACTTCATCAAATTGAAGAATTGGCTCTAATCCACCAAGGACAACTGACTTTGTTATCGGATTAGAAATATAATAATCATATATTGTTTCAATGCCGATCTCTTTATTTTGCATTTTTGCTAAATCGGAATTTTGACAAACATTGTTGTCAAAACCGCCATCTATACAACACTTCCATGTACATTGGCATGTTGCTATAAACAGACAGGGCTTTTTATAATCTTGAAACCTTTCTGTCTCTATCCCTTTTACTTTCATTTATCCATTCAACTGCACTCTATCCTTGAACTCTGAGGCTTTTCCCTTATTGAAATTATCAACACAGCGCAAATATCCGGTAATTCTCTGGTATTTCTTCAATCTTTTCCCACATTTTGGGCAATAATCAACATTTTCTGAAATATATCCATGTTCATCGCAATACCGTGAGATCGGAGAAAGACTCATATATGGAACACGATAACGGCTGAACATTTCACGAACAATGGTCTTTGCATGTTCTCCAGGAATCGAGCCAATTAACCAGCAATGAATGACAGTGCCGCCAGTAAATTGAACTTGCAAATCATCCTGATGTGCAAATGTGGAGTTAATATCCTTAATCAAATTAACTGGAATATGGCAACTATTTGTGTAATATACATCATCTCCATTGCCTTGCGTATAAATATCTGGATAGATGCTCTTATCCTTCAGAGCAAGACGATAACAAGTGGACTCTGCTGGTGTTGCTTCAAAGTTAAACAATATACCAGTTTGATTTTGATAATCTACAAGACGATTACGAATATGCTCGCCAACCTCAATGGCAAATTCTTTTCCCTCTGGTGTAGTAATATCTTTGCCCATAAAGTTTATGCACATCTCATTTTCGCCCAGTATTCCGCATGTATTGAAATGACTCTCAAACGTTCCAACATATTCCTTATATGCGGGGATTGCGCCAGTATCAAGAATGTTTTCTTGCAACCATTGACGCTTAATTTGAAGGCTATCACGTGCGATATCTAAGTATTTATCAAGTTCAATGAAGAATTTATCTCTGTCACCCTTAGTCTCATAGGCAATACGGGGAAGGTTAATAGTTACAACACCAATGGAACCTGTGCTATCACCAGAACCAAACAGGCCACCATTCTTGCGCCTAAGTTCTGAAAGGTCAAGCCGGAGGCGGCAGTTGTGTGTTACAATACCATTTGGAAGCGTAAAGACGGGCTCGCAATCCTCCATAATTTCAACACAATAAGAAGTTGTCTTTTGCGTAGGAATCTCCTTTACAGACTTAATGCGGAACCACATATAATCTTCATCCTGAATGAACACATCGCCATAACAACTTCTGGCATCTTCGTACCACTTAACAGTGTAACAGGGATTTGTTCCAAGTCTACCCTCTCTTACATCAACAGAAATAGTAGCAGGAATACCAATCGTACTAAGAAGTGTTACAATATCATTTCGCAAAGAAACGGAAGAAGTATAAATACGAAGGCTATTACCGCCATCAGTTGCATAAAGGCCATCAATAATACCTTTTCTGAACTGAACAGACCTATTATATGCTTTTGCATTGATACCCTTATTTAGAGCGTTTCCGCCATAAACATATTCAGAAATGAAAGAGCGTAGAAAAGCAGAATTACAGTAAACATTTACACAGCTTGTCTTGCCACTAATGCCAGAAACACAATCCATTTCTTTAATAGAAGCACCAAAGTGTTTCTTGGTATATTCCTCAATAAACTTTAAAGTCCCAGCTTTTGATTCTCTATTCAAAGAGAACACAACGCCGTTATTGGTATAGCTACCATCACCAAGAAATGCACCAACGATAAATCCTTGCTCGTATGTAAGCATATCTTCACCTTCAAAGACACGCTTAGACACAGGCAGATAATCATCCGTAGTAAGATACTTTGTCTGAACAGGTTCTGCCCCATTATAAACCTTGTTCAGGTGATTTCCAGTTGTCTTAATAGACATACCATTTACAGTCTCAATTTCAAAATTAGGTACTTCATCAAACCGATTTACCCTAAATTGCCGGAGCTTTCCATCAGAAAGAATATAGTAATCACGGCTATCCCTTATTCTATCATATAACGCCTTAATGGTTGATTTATGGAATTTACCATTTTTCTTGTTATAGTAAAGAATCTCTTCGTCACCGTCAAGAGGACACATACTCCGAACATCGCCAATGTCAAGTTCAGAATTGATAAAGTTTGCAAAATAAGGTATTCCATACTTGCCAGCCATTTCCCACAACATCTCGTTGTTTGGGTTGTCCCAATCAAACTTTCCATGGATATTGTATGTGGGAATGGGATATGCAAACAGTTTCCCTTGGCTATCACCATTCAGCATAACCTCAAAAAACGCTCTATTTAGCATATCCATTTCTTTCTGGCAATCGCCATAAGTGAAATCCATAAATTCGCCGCCAACAATAGCCGGATCATCCTTCATATCCTTGGGCGGAGTAAGGTCGAAGGTCAGGTTTGAAAACGCAGGCTCGGCACCAGCCCTGGAGTTAGAGTTGATACTAAACACATAGTTCTGCATAGATTGCAAAACTTCCTTGTAAGACAGATTATCAACACGAATAAAAGGCGCAAGGAGCGTATCAAAGCTGTTAAATGCAACTGCCCCAGCAATTTCATTCTGGAAGATTGTAGTCAGGTTTGCAATCTGGTTAAGAACAGAATCAAAGTGCTTTGCGGGAGCAGAAGATGGAATATTGGGAATACCACGAACACCCTTCATGAGAATAGTTTTCAGAGAGTACCCGCAACAATAAAGGGAAAGGCACCCAAGATCATGGATGTGGATATGTCCATCAACATATGCTTCTGCGATTTCAGGCGTATAGACATTATGAAGCCAATAATCCTTACTTACTTCTGATGTAATATATTTGTTAAGTGCGCCAAAACTAAATGGCGAATTTGAGTTTTCCTTTACACGCCAATCATTTTTTTTTAAATATTCTTCAACAATGGTTTTGCTACTCTTCAATCCAATCTTCCCCTTACCTATTTTTCACCCAATCTACTGCATCGGATGATTGAAAAATCCCATCATCTGTAATCAGGATAGGAAATTCACCCAGTAGATTATTTTCTTCGACAAGTTTAATTGCCGCCTCTTCATCTTGAATTACTTCAAGTTCAATATCGCCCATTTGTTTCATCTTAGTCTCACAATAGAAACAGCGAGGGCATCCATTTTTACCATATAGTGTTACTTTCATCTTTTTATCCTCCGTTTTCTTATTTTACAACATTCAAACGCCGTTGTCAAGGCCAAATATGAACGTTTTGTAAACTTTTAATTTTGGCTAAAAATGGGGCATCCATTACAGATGCCCCACCGTTTCAAGTCGAGCCAATTCAGACTTTTTCTCTGCAATAAACTTTTGCAGACGTTCAATTTCTTGCTTTGTTTTGTCAATTTCTCTTTTCTTGTTGACTTCCCATTCATCTCTTGTCACAATATCATATGCAATCGTATGTTCTTTGTCAGAAATCATAGACATATCTCCGTTGCTGACATGCTCTATCAAATTTCTGATTTCAATGCGCTTATCAACATTGTCCGTAGAACGGTACTTTGTCTGCATTGCATCTACCACATACTGAACAGCATCTTTCTTTGTGATCTTAGGAACAGAGGAGTATCTATCCCCATCTGGGTAGCCGTCATAAATGCTTATAATATACATATCGACCTCCTACTATTAGGAGTATGCCACATTTTTTAACCCCTTGTCAAGTGGTCAAACAGTGTTTTAGCAATCTTTAAAGATTTTGCCATAGGTGTCCTTACCACACTCGCCATCAATATAGATTCCGGCGTCACCTTGGAGCTTTCTTACAGCGGCCTCGGTTTTCGTACCATAGATACCATCACAATCTCCACATTCATAGCCAATAGCGTTCAAAGCACCCTGCAAAGCCTTAACAGCCTGCATAGTGTGACCGTTCTTCAAAATAGGAAGCGTTGCACTCTGATACTTCACAGGATTCATCTCTCCAATCAAACGAACTCCGCATACAACCCAATCACGCATACGAATACGCTTCATGACACTACCGCCATTGTCATTGGACTCCACAGAAGTGTTACCCTCGATGGTCGTAATTGTGGTAGAGGTAGTAGACACACAGATACCACAGTGATAGCAAGTAGACGTAAACGGGTCAATACTCTTGCTGTTGAAATTATACAGAATAATATCGCCACGCTTAAAGCCCTTGGTAATAATCTTGTCTTTATTAGAATCTCTAAACGTAGTACAAGAGGCAGTTTTCTTTCCAAACTCCTTTGACAAACCTGCTTCGTCAAACAGACTCCACAGGAAAGCCATACACCACGGGTAGTTACTACCAGAAACTTCTCTGCCATAATACCGCGTGTTGAAGCACACATTATTACTATTAGGTGGTTCCTCTTTTGTTCCCACATAAGAGAACGCCAGCTCCATTACTTTTGCAATCTTTTCCTTATCAGTCATACAAACACCTCATTTCAACAAAGAAATCGTATTGGGTCCAGCAATCCCATCAACAGACAAACCATTCAGGCGTTGAAACAGCTTTACAGCTTCTTTGGTATTTGTCCCAAATATACCGTCTACAGCCTGTTTGATTTTCCTGTTTAGTTCATACTGTAACCACTTCACATCTTCACCAGAGCATCCGTTGCTGAGATTTCTGGTCGGTTCTCTATATGGGTTCTCGTTGGATTCATTAGGGGTCTCAGTGTTTCCAGCGTTCGTTTCCTCTTTATCAATCCAAATGCAGATATAGTTGTGGCAATAGCGAGAAGAATATACATACTCGCTTCCCTCTTGACTGAGCTGAGAACTTCCGCCACCATCAAGAGCAAGAGCATCTACGCATCCAAAATCATAGAACTTTGATCTCAGGGTTTCCAGAGACATGTTGTTTTCGCCCTCTTTGGTGCAAAACACAACCATCATGCCATCTTCACGGAAACCAATCGCAGTTCTTCCTGCGGCTCTGCGGACTGCGGCATCAGCGGTAATCTTTACATTTTGACCGTCTTTGATAAGGGCGGCACATGTTACATAGTTGGCATACATGTTAATGTCGTTTACCATGTGCATACGATTGTCGTTCGCATTCCAACCATAGCCCCAATAATTGTACTTGTCATTAGAAAGAATTTTTCCATCTACCTTCACATCACAAAGAGCAGTCCACTTGTCAGAATCAAACAAAGAGGCATTGATAACAATGTCTGCGCCAGTTTCTGCACGAACTTGACTTGCACGCATCTTATTATTTTTAGATGTTACATAAAGCTGAAACTTCTTTGGCTTAATAATTCTATACATAATTTCACCCCTTCGATAATACAATACCAGTTGATAGATTTCCCCAATATGCCACATTTACTGCATCGTTCACAGAGATCGTCTGCCTTGTGATAATTGGAATGGTAAAATCTGCACTACCATCTGCTGGTGCATATGAGAGCCGAACTACTGCATTGTCTCCGCTTATTCCAACAACTCTAGCAGGAACAACTTTAATATATCCGGTAGAACTTTGTTTCATCTCTTCTTTTGCCATGTCTTTTACCTGATTGATAAACTCCATAGCTCCCCGATCTTTCATTTTACCACTCCTTTATATATTAGTTACTGTCATAACAACTGGCCCAGTAATGTTTGTAAGCTGAACTTGGAAATATCCAGTATGTCCAGCAGGTGTCATAGACGGAGAAGCCGATGTACTTCCGCCTACTGCTGTTATTGTAGCATTAGTTGAAGTAAATGTCAAGGTCTTTGCGCCAGATTCCCAATCTTCATTTCTACAATAAACAGTCGCCGTGTCACCAGTAGTATCAATAAACGGTTTATCAATGTCAAATGCCCACTCTTTGAGGATTGTTTCATTTGCCGTTACATTAAACGTCTCTCTGATTGAAGAATCAAAGTTGAATTCATTTACAGATGTTGCCGTAATAGACATTGTACCATTGGTTCCGATTGGCAGACTGATGCCACTTACCAAAAGCGGTTCTTCTACCCTTGTATATGGTCTGATGCACTGAACCAACCTGTTTTCTCTCAAATGATACATAGGAGACGAAGTAATAGTAACACTTCTCTGTTTAATTGTCTGTCTTTTGAGATAATAACTTGCCAACTCTTCACACTGTTGATCGGTGTAGTAGGCGGTATCTTGATAGGGCGGATAAGTTTTAATTCCAATAACAGGAATTGACGTTGGCGAAGAAGGATTCACATTCTGCGCTCTTCCTTTCGCCTGCAACCCATCCGCAATATATCCAATGACAATAATGTCGTTGTAAAATGTCGTGAAATCGTGCATAGACGTTTCAGACATAAACTCCTGTTCGTCTGGTGTAAATGTCCATAGCGTTGGCTTTGACATATCGGAAATATCGTCTTGTGTCGGTTCTATTGTTAGACGGCCATCTACGTCATAATAGATATAAGCACCAAGCATGGTTGCAAATTCAAGAAGAACATCCGCATATGTCTTTCCGTATTCCTCTCGAATTTCATATGGCGTTTCAATGGACTTATAGGTAACTGGTGGGTCTTGCGTTGAGTCTGTATAGGTCTTATCAACATAATATGAAGAAAACATCGGTTTTATACAGTCAACGGCATTTACAAGCGGTTCATTGTTTGTTACAACGTCTTGGCCTGTAAATCTTGACGTTTTTAGAAGTGCTTCGATTGCTTCATAGATGTTAGACCCAACTGGACACAAATAAATGCCTTCCAAGTTTCCCCACATTGTACCATCTAGCATACACCATTTATCAACCAATGTCAAGTCTAATGTCCTTTGTCCAGGAGAATTGACCTCTTGTACACCAGTTACATAAAATACGCCCTGTGGAAGATAATATGGTGTTCCATCAGAAAGGTATAGGCCCATCCACAACTTTACCATTTTTCCATACCAGATGGAGCTGGCCTCAATAGCCAGCTCCCCATCTGTATTTTCCAGCGTAATTGTTGCAGTACGCCTTGTGCCATTTTCCATTCCAATCGTTAAGGTTCCAGACATGTCAACGTATTGATTGGTAAGCTCTCCATATGCCGTTCCATCTGGATTCAACCACTCTAATCGTATTGCTGGGGTAAAATTAGTTTTCAATAATTGTAAATATTCGTCATATCTACTCGGCATATATGCTCACCACCTTACATTATAATAACCTTTCCACTTGTTTTGGCGTTAAATGTAATTGTTATATTTCCGGAAGAATCGACAGCCACCTTGTAACCATCTGTCGGATAACCGACTGTTTTTACATATGTTGACCCAACCAGTATATAAACATCAATTACTGGTGGCACTCGACCGTGATTTGACGCTGGGATAGACACAGTTGTTGCACCACTAAACGAGTGAATATATTTGTTGCTTTTCTGCGAATATGCCAAAATAGCTTCCGCATAATCATTTATTTTTGAACCATCCGGCACATCAAGACCAAAGTTTATAGCGGCCTGAGCAATATCAACCTTTGATTCGTTAATACGATTTATTTCTGTTTGAATAGACAAAATAGCCGACCTCCTTAGATGGCGGCTAATGCATCCTCGATATCACTTGTCAAAGACACAGTTCCGCCAGTAGTATAACCTGCGGGGATTGCAACAGAAGAAGTTGTAAGACCATCAATTTCCTTATTCATAGCCCCATTGTTTGCCATTGAACCTTTAATGGTTGAACCATCCGCTCCAACAGCAACGCTTCCAACCAACATTTTATCTGCGGTAACAGTGACGGCTGACACATCTTGATAAACATCTGGAATGGCCGCAACAGTTACACTAGACAGGACTTTTCCAGTTGTAGGAGTAATACTCTGCGAAGATTTAGTTGGCGTAGCTGTCTTAGTCTCGGTTGTGATAGAAACTGCACCAGTGCCATCGTGATATCCCTTAGGAATCGTATAAGAGGTTGTGGTAGTATTCAGCGTCTGCTTAACGCTACCGTTATTGGGCATCGTACCCTCAACTTCGACAGCCCTCTTGACCTTCTCTTCGTCGCCCTCCTCAACACAACCATATGCAATTACACCATCAAGCAAATTTTCAGCAACAACAGTTGCATCACTTGTGTTGGCAAACTGTGCAGGAATTGCCCCAATCGTTACCTTGGACAAGACCTTGCCAGCAGTAGGTCCAATCTCCTGCACAGATGTAGTTGGAGTTGCGCTCTTCTCTTCTGTATCAATAGAAACAGAGCCAGAACCATTATGATAGCCAACAGGAATGGTATAAGAAGTGGTTGTAGTGTCCAGTTTTTTTGACACCGCACCATTATTCTTCATTGTACCGGCCGTAACAACTCCTGTAGAACTAACAATAGTCTTACCCGTCAGAACATCGGGCGCAGTAGCGGTAACAGAGGAAACATCCTGATATGAAACAGGGATTGCTTCGATGGTTACGTCTGACAGACCATAATATCCACTATCGGGTGTAATGTTTTGCTGTTGCTTTGTGGGTTGAATAGTCTTAGATTGCAATTTATAGTTTCCGCCACCAGCAACACCGCTAACAGTACCAGAACCGTTATGGTAGCCCTTTGGAATTGTATAAGTTTCGCCTTCTTTTACTTCCGCAGACACGGCTCCATTATTCGCAATTCCGCTAATCGCAGTAGCAAGCTCATCAAGATTTGCATTATCCTGCGCAATTCCCAAATTTACTGCTTTTGCACGTATAGTATCTCTGTCAGTTTGAATTCTTTCAATTTGTGTTGCAACGCTCATAACGTTAGCCCCCCCCAATTAAATTTTACTTAGCACAATTTCAATGTTTCCGATAGAAGCCTGAACAGCGGCCGCTGTTATCGGGAGCGTATTATCTCCATCAAAATCATTAACAGCATCAACAGCAAGAGTTTGTCCATCATCTTCGAGTTTTAGTCCATGTCCAACATCGTACTGCTTAAATTTCTCGGCTGCTTCTTTGGCTTCTTCTGCGGCTAATTGTGCTTTATCTGCTGAATCCTTTACATCCTCAACAAACTGCTCGTAAACACTCGGAGACGGAGGTTGCTCATCATCCCCGTCTGGAACGCCCTCTACAACCCTGATCTCTCTTGACCAAACAGTTGGATATCGTTTTAAATCAGGTTGTTGTCCAGATAATCCATAAACACCAATTCTCAAAACACCTGGGCTATCTAAGGCTTCCCATGGAATCTTGCAGGTATTGTTTGATATTGGAGTTTCAATGGGTGTTCCGTCATTAAGACGGAACACCGCAGTCTTTGTATATTCTTGCCAATCTTCTGAAAAGTCGAAAGAACATGAATATATATTACAGCTTGAAGATACAAATGTTATTCCATCAGACTTTACCCACTGTCCGGTAACTTGCAAACCAACAACAATATCCATGTCCATCATCCTTTCGCTTCAATAGATTCAAGTTCCGTTGTTAAATACTCGGTAACACTACTAGCGGCGGAGCTTCCTACTTCCATCCACATCAATGTTACATTGACAGCCTGCTCGATATAAGCATCTGTCATTTGTTCCTGAATTGCAGAATTGATTCTTACTTTCCAGAAGTTACCCTTTCTATCTTTTAGGAACTTATCTTTCCCGTCATTAGAAAGAGCTTTTATTGCGTTCATCTTTGCAACAGTATCTGAATATGTTACTGCACAGTTTCCAAGTAATGCAGTTAATTGTCCAGACCAGTAGTTTGATGTGTTAGCCTGTATCTTCGCATACGGAGTGAAGTTCTGCAAAACTGACATTTGTGTATTATTTGTAAGCTGTCCAGAAGATACATCGAGATCAAATTTATGCACTTCATCTACATAGTATTGATCGTTTCCATACTTGCTGCACACAATCAAATCCCAAGACCACCATTTTGGCGTAAACGGTTGTGAAACGTTTGGAATACCAATTTCTGTCTCAAAGGACGGGAATACATAATACTCCGACGATACCATATTTCTTGCTGTGTAGTCAATCAAGTAGTTTCTCTCTGGTTCATTTTCTCTAATAAACCGCAATGTGCTGTTATCTTCATCCTGACGATATACAAGCCATCCAACAACCTCGGAAGATGATTGTGCATTACCGGCAGACAATGTATTCTGGAATGTTGCAAGAATTCTTGTGTCTAGGTCCCACTCTGGCAGACACTTTGGATTCAGAAGATTTGTCCAAATATCACTTGGAATTGGAGCAACACGAATCCAAAAATATCTCAGTCTTGATGGGCCACTTAACACAAATGTCTGGAATGTTCCATTTGTGATAATATCAACAGATACAAGGGTCTCCTCTTTGAAGCTATATGTCTGATCTCTTGGATAGAGTATATCAGACGGACAAAGCGTCTCTGATGGATATAGACCATTAAGGTCGCCTTGCATATGTTGAATTCTCACTTGATTTGGGTCAATAGACAGTGTGATAAACCTATCCTGATTTTGAATTGTGTAAATAGATTTCTTTGTGCCGTTAATATCCAGCCAGATTTGTCCAGAAGATTGACTCAGTTCCAGATAATATGACGTACCTGTGGAATCTTGTCCGTTTGCCTTATAAATGCTTGCATTATCTTCTTCGCAGTAGAAACAGATCGTATGTGTAATCGTGCTTGGTAAATTGATCGCCTGTCCTGTGATTTCACGATAGGTTAAACTGTTTCCAGCCGCAAGTTTCAAATATACATTATCGTAATAGAGATTAAACGGATATTCCAGCTCATAGGAATAATCATCATTAGACGGAACGCCGAAAACATAGTAGATATTTGACCATTGCACCAAAACACCAGAATCTTCTGTCTGCTTTGCCGTAACAACAGATTCAAACGGTTCTACGGAATAAGAAACAGTAATTGTCTGATATTCTGTCTGGATTGATGTTCCATTTGCCATCCAACAGTGAACCATGATTTCATACTCTTCACCGTTTAAGAATCCATCATAGGAAACTTTTACATCAGATGAGTAGACGTTTCCAGACGTGATGGTGTCAACCATAACTTCGCCGGTTGTTTTATTTTTGATGATCCAGCCAAATCTTTCAACACCAACGCCCTGAGCCTGTGTCACCGTTGCTTTAAATGTGTGTTGTTTCTGCGTCAACGGTGACGGAAATGAATCAATGGCTACTGTGGCCGTTGCATATGCTTTGAATACATTGTCAAATGACTCATAAAAATCATTATCAGACCAATAAGATGTAATTGTCCACTTGTATTCTTCGCCATTTATCATGCCAGAAGTTGATGGCACAGTCACCGATAACTGGTTTTCTGTGCCATCAAAATTTACTGGATATAGGGGCGTGTCTAATGTGACAATGTTAGTATCATATACATTGGTACTTGCAGAGTCATTTTTCATGATATGCAAACGGTACTTTGTAGTTGGGCTTGTTCCGTTGATCTTACAAGTAAAAATGTTATCTACTGTCGCATCAACTGTATAATCTGATGTTAAAGTTGACGGAATCAAACTAGATGGTCTAAATTGTCCCACGCATTACACCCCTTTCATAACAGGAATATATCTCTTCAAAACAGAAGAAATGGAATTGAAATCTTCGTTGGAAATCTTACTTACAATGTCGCCATTTAGAACAATGTTGTGGCTGTCGGTATAGGAGGTTTGGCTGTGCGATACAATTCCACTCAGGGTACTCATGATTCGACTGAGACCAGAAGAATTATCCATGATTTTTGTCAGAGCTTCCGCAGAATTTAAGAACTCTCTCGATTTTGTTGGGCTCAACAATTTGGAAGCAATGTCTGGTTCAAATACCACTTCGTCCTTTTCTGTTGCCTTAATACCACCAAGTCCATTCAGAACTCCGCCAGTATCATAGCTCTTTTTCCAATCTGGATTGGGGTCTTTTCCACCATAAACATCTTCAACCTTTTGGTCACGATAATCCTCAATCTTGTCAAGAACTTTCTGCGAGGCACCCTGCTCTTTCAAGTCATTATATACCTGTGAGTAGTCAACAGATGGGTTATAGCTGGGAATATATCCAGAAGAACCATCTTTGTAGTTGTCGGGGTCGCTTCCCACATCTTCCATGAAGTCTCTCTGGGAGTCACCACCCCCACCTCCTCCGCCGCCACCGCCGAAGGAATAACCGCCTCCACCACCGGATGAACCCTTAGAACCACCAATGCTTCCGCCACCAACCATGCCAGACAATTTATTAACAAGGCTCAACAAAGAATCGCCAGTTTTGTTGATAATTTCAGACAGTTGCGGCAAGTTGTTTGTATTGATAACTTCAAGGATTTGGTCCATAGCAGACGCTTCTGTGGTAAGCTGCTTTTCAATTTCTTCCCACTGTTCACGAAGAGCTTCAAATTCTGCCTCTTGCGCACCCTTTTGCATTTCAAGACTTGCTATCATCTGGTCATAATTGTCAATAACGGATTGTTGACGAAGCTCAATCTGAGCCTGACGATAGTTATACTTTGCTTCTTCAAGCTGTTCTTCTGCATCTGCAACGGCTTCATGATCTGCCACCCACGTCCACTGACCATTCTGGTACATACGGACATTTCGATTGGCCAATACTTCTTGCAGATTTGCTTGCGCACGAATCAAATTCAATTCTGCGTTTGCAACCTGATATTCCATCAGTTTATAGTTATACTGGCGTTCGTATTCATCCGTGATAATATCAGCCTTGTAGATTTCATCCTCGGTCAAAGATGACAGTTGTGACAGATAATTGGAGTATAGAGCGTCACAATCAGCGGCAATACCTTGTAATTTCGATGATAACTTGTTATAATCATCTTCATTGAACAGTGTCTTACGAAGTGTTTCATCAAGATAGGCATATTTAGACTTTGAGGTTGCAAGATCAACATCAATTTCATGTTGCAGTTCCGCTACCTCATTGATGGAGTCATAATACGATTTCGTAAGATCACGCATAGACTCCAGCTTCTTGATTTGGTAGTCATAATAGTCAAGAAGTTTGTCAAGCCGATCTTCTGCCTCGTCAATAAGGTCATTGATTGCGTCTTTTAGCTTATCAAGCGCATCTTCGACGGCTTCACGTTCTTCTTCTTCCTTTTCTTTCTGATAATCGGCAAGATCATCAATTAGGTCTTTTCTTGCATTGTAGTATTCCCAATACTGCTTTTGCAGGTCTTGGATGGTTTCTGATTCGTCGTCATATCCTTGCTTTCTGTAATTATCTGCCTCTTCATGAACACGAGCCATCAACTGGCCATAGATTTCGATTTGTTCATTGATCTTTTGCTGATATTGCAGTTCAGCGTCAGCATTATCTTTGTAGACACCTGCCCACTGTTCTGCAAGGAACTGACGATGTTCAAGAATTCTAATTTCTCTTTCAAATGCTGATTCAACATCTTCCGTAGAGGAAGAGCTACTTCCGCCACCGCTACTACTCTTTGAAGAACCCTTGGTCTTTTGATTGATAATATAGTCAACAGCGGTATCATAGGCATCCATATTTGCAATGGACGTTTTTAAATCTTCATGTGCTTCTCTTAGCTGATTGACATATTCAACCTGCTCTTTCCATTTAGCTTGATTGGAATAGAATGTCGCCATGTCTTTGTCACGGAAAGCACCCCATTGAGCGTGTGAATATTGCATGGCAGTAGCCCTTGCCTCTGCCAGCTGAGCTTCCATCTTTGCCAGAATTGAATTTGTTACCGCATCATAAGAATCTTTTTCGTCAATCTTTGCGCCAACAAGTTCAGCGGCGGCTTGCAAAGATTCTTTCATTGTTGCTTGATATTCTGCCCGTTTTGCTTCAAGCAGAGCCAACAATGCTTCTCTGTTTATCACATATCCGTTTTCTGTCAGAGTTAATGAATCCGCAAGTTCATATCCAGCATCTTCAAGACTCTGCACAACTTCTTGCGTCAAGTAGCCAGTTTCATTTAATTCTTTTAATGCGTCACCGACTACACCAATCTCATCTTGAAGTCGATTAACCATGTCAAAATATGACACTTGGTTCATATCGTTTGCCGCTATTCCAGCCTCTTCTGCCATTTGTGTAAACTTCGCAATTACATCATCAACGCTTAATCCAACTTTGGACAATTCGTCCATAAGTCCGGAATATTTGTCGTTGTTAAGTGTAGCCGCTGTAAGTTCACCAGTGGCGGCAAGCTCTGTTAGCTCATCTATTGCTTCTTGATATACTTCCTTTGAAAATACCTCGTTGATTCTTTCTTCAACAGACTTTATAACACCATAGTAATATTCAAGGGCATTTCCTGCTGCAACGCCATATTCATCTGCTTCACCAAGCACAGAATTTACAGTTGATAAATCTTGCGCAAGTTCTAGGGCCTTTTCTTGAAGTCTATCAAGTCTATTTTGTAATTTTGCCTGATCTTCTGCTGACGTATTTGGGTCTATAATTTGATCCTGAAGCTCTCTTATCTCATCAGCATAGTCTTTCAATACCTGATCGGCTGATACTTCTGTAAGAGAGCCAGTCATTTGTATGTTTTTATATTGAGAGAGTGATCTAAATAAACCTATGGCATCCTGCTCTTGTTTTTTTCTTTTAAGTTCAATCTCTTGTTCCAGCAGCATTATTTGGAGCTCTAACGCTTCATTTTGAAGCTGGAGATTTCTTAACTCGTCCTCTTCTGTTATAGAAAGCCCTTTTGTACTTTTTAGGCGATTTAGTTCTACAATTCTTTCATTGATAGTGCTTAGTTCGTCTTTGTATTTTGACACATCAGATTCAGCAGACGCTATTTCATTCTCTAAACCAGAAACACTATCACGAAAATCATCAGTGCTCTTATAAAGTTTTTTAAATATCCAATATAACGCCGTTGCTGCCGCTACAACACCCAATATAGTAGCAGCTGTGGAAGATGTAAATATGCTAATTAGTCCGGGTCTTGCAAGAGGACTTGCCGCCTTGCTAACCTGTCTAAGAGCATAAGCAACTGCAAGAATTGCGGGAGATAGCTTTAAAACCCATTCCAATGCATCAGACGATACTATTTTCATTAACAATTCTGCAAACTCTAATACGTCTTTTATAACATCAGAAAGGTCAAGATTGGAAACAAATTTTTGGAATAGCGCAGTAATACGCTCTTGGCTTGCTGCTATGGATTCTTGGTATATATTATACTTTTCCATAGCAGAGCCAGTAGAATCATATGCGGCCTCGGTTAATTCCAACGCTTTGTCATAGTTCTCAAACAATGCTAATGCGTTTTCCCGCTGTCTGGTTAAAATGTTACTTAAATACCATCGTAAAATGGCGCACAAGAATTTCTTCTTGTGTCTGTGCCTTCATTTTGTTATACGCACAGTTCAGACTATCCCTTCATCCAAAATTGGATGTATGCCGTGTGCATATTGTCACCAATATACAACTTAGTCGTTACAAGTGGTTAATTAAACTTATTTAGTGTAATTATAGCACATAAAAGGAGGTTTGTCAAGATTTCATTAACCACTCTCGGTGTTATCCACTTCTGGAACTTCACCGATTTGAGCATATTCTACCCATTTTATATACCGCTGGGCCATATATTACTATATGTTCAAGCACCAGACTTGTTTACCTGCAATAGCGGTTGCACCATTATGTTACAGATTGGTTCGTTACACCAATCCATCTTATACTTTCATATAAGTGCAGACTATATCTTCACCATGCCTTACGGTTTAGGTGCTTCCCCACTTCGGAACACTTGTTCCTACTCTTGTGCCCAAGATAGTCGTTGAACCTTTTCCTATTCGGAACTTGGCGGCTGATTTTCCAATTCCTATACTTTTTAAGCCATCACACTTGACCATATTTCATGTCTATGTTGTGGCAATAGAACTCTAAGGAGTTTCCAGCCATTCAGGGAAGTTCAACCAATATGTTTCCATACTGGCGGACTATGTTACTAATCGCATTTTTTTCGAGGTCGCTATAATTCTTCCATTGTTTTGCTACATCATCAATAATGTCCTGTGCATCTCTAAACTGCTTGTTTGTATCACGAACACGAATTCCGACCTTTGAAAGAACCTTTTCAACGTCGTTGATAAAAGTGTCAATATCTTCGTATTCTGTTTCCAAATCTTCATCCAAGAACACGCCAGCCTTAACTGAGCCCATTCGAGAGAAGATTGTTTTCATTGCGTTACCAATAACAGAGGCTGACTGTTGTGTAACTTCTTTTACTGTCGCAATATATCCAATAAGTTTTTCAAACTCAACACCAGCAACAGATGCAGTATTTGCTGATCTCTGCATAGCTTCGGCAAGGTCTGCAACGCTTGACGCAGATTCAATATCAACTTGCGATAAAGCATCAACAACGTGCATGGCATCTTCTGCTTCCAGCTTATAACCACGCAACGCAGAGGTCAAATATTCAGATGCATCCGCTGTGTCAATTTGACCAACACGAGACAAGACAGTTGATGCGGTCAACAATTCTGTAACATTCGCCGCAGATTCACCCATACGAAGCCAGTTATCCGCACCCTTAGCAACATCAGTCAACGAAGTAGATAATTGAACAGCAAGATCGGAGTATGTACTTGCCATTTCTTTCATTTCTTCATTGGTATACATGACAACCATCTGAATGCTGTTAAATGCATCGTCAAGCTCTTTTGCTGTCTGTATCGCCTGTTTTGCTATTTCTACCATTTTCCACAATACACGATATGCAATCGTATAGTTTGCAACACGTGCGGCGGCATCTTTCATTCCGCCTGAAAAATTCTCTATAAAACTCGTAGATTTTTTAAAGGCTTTTTCTTGTTGTCTCAGCGTATCATTCAGTCGACGCATCTCGGTTTCTGAGTATGCCTGTGCGTCTGCGAATTCTCTTTGATTTACTATCTGAGCTTCTAACGCTTTTGCGTCTTGTTGCTTATAACCGATTGACGTTCTAAGCGTTGAAAGCATAATTTCGTCTGCCTGTGTTCCTTTTAGACTTTCTTTATTGTACTGGATTTCTAAGTTGGTGATATCTCTGATTGTTTTCTTGTATTGCTCAAGTGCTGTGGTTGAATTGGTAAAACTCTGCTGAATTGTCTTTGCATCTGTTGCTATACCTTGTAGCTGCTTTCTTGCCTGCGGTGCTTGTGTATTGATTCCATTGAGCTGATTCAACAGGGATTGTGCAGTTATACCAATAGAAGAAGTTTCACCGGCATTTGTTTTAAGAGCCGTCAGATTTTTCCTAAGTGTCTCTACTTGTCTGTTGAGCGTTTTGACGTTATCAGTCGTTCTTACACTTACAATTTCCCATCCATCTTCACCAAGCTGTTGTGTAACACGGATGATCTTTTCGCCGTTACCAGCAATTTCAACAACACGCTTATTTACACCAGTCAGCGAAGTTTGCAACTTGGAAACATTTGTAACCATTCCCTTGATTCCACTTTTGGAAATTTTCCCAAACATGGTCTCAAAGTTTTCAAGTTCTGCTTTACCAAACGTTTCTTTGATCTTTTTTCCGAGGTCAGAAACTTGAGAAGATACATCTCTCAGGGCAGATGTTCTTGCTGTACCCTGTAATGTAGAGTTGATTTCTTGAATTCTTGCTTTTAGATTGACATATTCGTTTTCAAGTGCTCTTACTTCTGCTTTATGTTTTTCAACACCAGCTTGGATAGCCTCTGTGATTCCTGGAAGCTGTATCTTTCCGCCAATGGAGGAAAACTGTTTCGTTAGTTGACTTACAGAGGTAAATGTACTCTTTAAAGACTTTGTGTCTGCATCAAATTTGATCTTAACAACGGTAGGCGTAGCATTTAGCATTTTCTGGTACTGCTTCGTCGCATTGTTAAAACTCTTTTGGTCAATAACAGGAACAGTAGTTATGCCAAGCTGAATACCCATATCACCCATAAATCTTTATCACCTACCCCTAGTAATTAAAATTGATCCGAATTCATTGCTAAAATACGCCTCTGCTCCAATATTAGCAATGAAATCTTCCATTTCATCGACTGTTTTTTGCATAAACCCTGCGCCGCTTCTTGGAACGATTCCGCCAGCTCCATCTTCCAACCATCCATCAGCAATCATATCATCACCAACGAAATTTCCATGCACATCTGTATAACGGCCAAGGTATGACCCGACACCTGGATTATAACCCTTTGGCTCTGCCGCACTTTCCAGATAACCAATGTCAAATCCAATCGTTGTGCTCCAATCACCAAACTCTTTCGATGTTGGTTCTCTCAATACAGCACCAATTAAAGCACGATCACGGAATATTTTTCTATATGTTGGATTCTTTGTTGATATGTGATCTTCTCCGTATAACTCAGACCTGATATTTTGCTTTAACAGTTTTTCACATGCTTTTGCCATTTCTGTTACAAAACCTTTTGCCTTCTTCTGCAACAGCTTTTCTATTTGTTTTTGAGTCATAACTGCCATTCTATCACCGCCTTATGCGCAAGGTTGAAAAAAGGGAACCGTGATAAAACGGCTCCCTTCTGAGAATTACTTTTTATTTAGTCCCAGATTGTTGATTCTGAGAATTTCGTTCAGATTTGCAAACATCCCAGCATTTTGACCAAGCTCCTCTACAATGTTGTGGAACTGTTCGTCAATGCTTTCTGTTCCAACGGACATAAGTGCATCTCTTAGCATATATCCATCGTTAATAGAAACAATATCGTCGAACATTTTGCAAAATCTTTCATAGTCTACCTTGCAATAGTGGGTAAAGAATCTATCCATATCAATAGCAAGGCAGGCATCGTACATCTCAATAGATGTGTCATCAACTTCCAAATCTGTATATGCAAGCAGAATTCTAAAGAATCTGAACTTTTCCTTTTCTTTTACGAATTCAGTCATTCCAGTCATTCCACTCAAATTAACAGAAAGAAGCTTTTTTTCGGAATTTTTGAGAATACTGATCTTTTCGTCAAATGGAATGTACCTTAAAATCTTTACATCTGCCATCTTTGACGCTTCCTGCATACGGAAGTGATTAAGGAATTCTGATAATTTCATACAATAGCACCTTCTACAAGTTTTTTCATACCAGCTATTCCAATTAAAATAGCTTCACATACATCGGAGTCACCAGTTCTGGCATCTTCTTTTGCATCTACATAACGATAGCCGAATCCATAGAGTTCATCGGCTTTTTGAATGGCCTCTGCCTTTTGTTCGTCACGCCTTTTTGATTTGATACCAGCCAACTTTCTCCAATGTGTTGGTTCCATTTGTATAAATTGACAACCATGTTCTATACAGATAGAATAGATTGTACCCTGTAACAGAAGAAGATTTTCTGCTACACGACGATTGACAGTATGCGAAAGCGGAACATCTTCAATAAATACATGTTGATATTCATACTTTTCAAATAGAACTCTGATTGCCCAATAGACATACTTAATTCTTTCTTTTACATCTCCGCCTTTGGGACGTATTACACCACGGTCTATCAAAACACCATTATCAAATATGGCATAGCCCGTGCTTGTAGTGCTTGCATCTAAAGCAAGTATCATATTACCACCCATTTAATAATCGTGTCAAAATAGACCATGCAAGTGACCATTTAATGGTCACTTGCATGGAACGATAGGGCCATCTGCTGCAACAGACGGCCCACTATTTTCTGGGGGCGTTTGCTCTCAGCCATATGGTGTCAACTTAGCGGCAACCGCCCAGAAAATTACTCAGTCTTAGTCTTTTGTTTCAATGCCTGATTCACGCCGGTTGCCGCAAAACCAGAGACAATACCAATGGCGGCGGCGGTCAGATAGTCACTTGCTGGGAAGTCGGGCATGACAAACATACCAACAACACCCAGAATCAAGCCAGACACACCGCACACAATAGGAATCCAACTGTTATCAATCTTGGTGGCCTTTACAGCCTGACCAATCAACAGGCAAATAACAGTAATGGCAGTTACGCCAGTAATGCCAAGAGAAGAAATGTCCATAGATTACACCCGCCCATGCGCCTTATCATAATCAGCCATAGACTTGGGCTGATACTTGCAAGTGCCATTATCTGCATACTTATAGCGGATGGCACCCTTCACAACTTCCTGACCATGGTACTTGGGACGATTGTAAACCATTTCATACTCAGGAATGTACTGAGAAACTTCATCCTGCCAAGCAACGTGACCAACAAAGGTATGCAGAGGAGCCCACCAAGGTGCATCCTTGGGCGCAATCTCACCAAGCTGATCGCCAAAGACCTGCCAAGTCTGACCGCCAATATAGACCAGATCATACTCGTTAGGCTTGCCATTCACAACCGTGTTGACAGCACCGCCCTGAACCTTACCGTTTACGACATGAACCTTATCCATAGTACCAGTTCCAGTAGACAGGAGGCCATAGCCGGTCACATCACCAGGGAGCTTGCCGACCTTAGTGGACGCAATCTCATCAGCAGTCAGAGCGTTCTTCCCAGGCTGGAAAGAAAAACCGGCATTTGCGTTCGCAAGAGCCTTATTGGTTTCTTCCACAGAGACCTTACCACTGGTGTAGCCATTGATAATAGTGTTAATAGTGTTATTCATACAAAATTTTCCTTTCTAATTCCGGTCAATTACTTACTACGCTTTTTTCTAAATCAGTAATACGATAGTTCATATTTTTAATCTTTTCATTTGCAACAGATTGATTTTCTTCGAGATGGTAAACCTTTTCTGTAATTACGTTAATACCACTCGCTTTTTCTTCTAGTTGCTCAAGACGATATGCAATCAGGGCAGAACTTTTCTTATTTGACAAGTATGCACCGGCAAGTGTTCCTATAAGAGAGAGAACTGCCACAACGATAGTTTCATATTGCATAATCACAACTCCCTCCTACGTTCTGCGATTTCATGCGCTATGATTGGAGCGGATTTAATCCGCTCCAATCATTCGACAATTTCAGACTTTTCCTTAGAAGCCTTCTCACGAATGAAAAGTGGTTTAAGGATTTCAGATGGAACACCGATAAAAACATCAATGTCGTTGTAGGTGTAATTGTTTACGTCTCCAATGAACTTATCATATTTGAAATCATATTCGTAGATAAAGTCAGTTTTACCGTCAGACTTGCGCTTGATGGTGAAAAACGGTTGCATCAAAAATCACCACCAATCAAGTGAGATCGTCAGTATCGTAAATGAAAATATCCCACAGAACGGGAGACTCGCAGGATTTCAGAGCCTCAAAGCTAATAGCGTGAACAGCGGGATCGCCGTCAGCGGACAGTTCCAGAGACCATTCTTCGCCAGCCTTAGCCTTATACATCACCAGTACGCCAACATAATCCTTGCCAGTACAAGTGTCACGGAACAGGGTCTTGCAATGCAGACGCACGTTCTGCGCAAACACTTCAGTGCTGTTGGAAATCTGATAAGCGGTAGAAGCGGTAGGATAATACACAACGAGAACCTTATCGCCAGCAACAACATCGCCCTCAGCAAACGTAATCTTCTTACTGGCAGACGCATAGGCAAACTCGCCAGAAGCCGCAGACCCTCCCTGCTTGATGGTTTTCTTGGTAGTACCGTCAGTATTCAGCACATATACGAATCCAATTTCTGAGCCAGCAGTACCAGTAGCAGTATAAGTTGTAACAGCCTCCGGAGTAGCAGCTTCGCCAGTCACAGTCAGCACTTCGTCAAATGGAATATCGGTAGCACTGGTCAAGTCAATCAGACCAGAACCAGTCTGAATACCAAGCGCGCCGCCAGTGATAACAGCAGACTCAACTTCCAGAGTAGATTCCTTGGAGTGGCTGAATCCGATGATCTTGGGGTTGCCGACACCGCCCTGTGCATAGACGACAGTACCATTGTTGTTCAGGGTAGAGTTCTTCAAATCCTCGAAACGGGCAATCAGCGCACCAGTGTCAAGGTTGAAGGCATCAACCACGAAGATTTGCTGTACGGCAAATTTAGAAGTGTCAATAGCCAAAACAAATCATCCTTCCTAATTATTTTATTGTGTCCAATCAACCTTTTCAATGGCTTTTGTATAGTCCGAGTGCTTGATGTTTCCAGAAAAATATCCCATACTAATATTTTTGTACTCCAACAATTTATTTGCCCTATCTAAACCATCGAAAAACTGGTACACATAAAGGTTTTTTACATCGTCGAATGTATGACCTGTTAAACAGACATACGATGAAATTCGAGATGCAAGTTCGCTCCTGTGCGATCTTTTCTTAGCGTTCAGTTCCCTTTTACGCTTTTCTTGACGCACAAGAAACTTCAATGTTTGGTCATTACCAGGATTGTACTTTTCATCAGAACTTATAGTGTGCATCCTACTATAATACGCCCTGACTATTTGATACACAGACTCGTCAATAACAGCGTTTGTTGACGGACTGTACAGAATACCTTTGTCCTCTTCGTCAATATAGAATCTGAAATCATTGATCCCAGTTAGCCATCCCAATTTCTTGCTAGTAGAACTATCCTTATTCCACATTGGCATACCGTCCTTATCTGCAATAAACTTGCCATCACGGATAACAAGGGTATCTGTTGACAAAGAAAGAAAAACCTCGTATGGATTCGCCTTTCTATAATCAATACCACAGTCATATAGTTCTACCATCAAATCAGACATTTTGACAATGAATAAATTGACAGCGGACATATAAAAATCTTCCCCTATGTCTATAATATCGCCAATTTTAGCATGGCGAAAAGTAATTCCATTTATCACTAAGGGTTCTCCAAACAGGAGTTTTAGATTATCCACAATTTATAGAACCTATGTTTGTACACTTGTACTTCATGCGATAACCATAGAACATATCGCCAAATTTGAGAACTTTATAGGTAGATGGAAGCACTTTTTGAATAGACATATCAGGAATATCGAAACGGTCAAACATTTCATCTATCAACGCACAAATCGTGTATGGGCGGATTTCCCCGTTTTTTAACATCCACGTTTCTATGTGGCATCCGACTTCCACATACAGGTAATCGTCGTGATAATAGGGATTTTCAGGCACAATATCAGTTCCACACATATACACGTTGATAAATGTTTTCTCTGTGCTGACAGAACCAGGTTCCTTTGGCATTGGAAATACGTTTTTCATCAAAACATCTTCCCACTTTGGAACCGGAATATTATATGGTTCGTCAGAACTGTTTGATATATACTGCAATACCTTGTCGTTATTGCGTATCATCTCGAGGGTCTTGTTTACGATAGACTGCCATTGTCTGAGTCTAGCCATCACCAAGCCCCCTTTAATATAATACTAGCATCAAAACTACCATTTTCACTTTCACAGTGAATAGTTAATGGATATACAGACATTCTGGTGTTTTTAACCGAGAAAGAGTTTCCGTTGATAACAGAAAATTCATAACAAGAATCATTTGCTTCTGTTTCCACTGTAAATGTGAACATATCTTCCAATTCAGTTCCATTATTATGTAGATAACAGGTAAATATCTGTTCGTTTCCTTGCAGAATACCATATGAAGAACCTTCATATGGATCAATAACAACTTCGTAGTTGTTTTCTTTCTCTTCAACAACAGATATATAAAGCCTTGCAAATACGGTTTCGTTTTCTGCCATATATGCCGTGACAACGCAATTTCCGGCGTGTTTTGCGGTTACACTACCGGATTGACTAATTGTTGCAATATAGGAGTTTGATGTTTTCCAATAAATTTTCTTATCAGAAATTACTGTTTCATCTTTTACAAGCGTCGCTGATGCTCTAAAGCTATCACCAACAAGCATATCTGCATGGTCAAGTGACAACTTGATAGAATATGATGCACCATCAGCGATACCATTCTCTATATCGTCCGTATCTTCATTGACGTATGCGGCCTCCATGGTGACTTCAAGAACTTTTGCAGAGTCGTTATCCCAATAAATGGGGTTCATGAAGTTATTTACGCCAACAGAGACAACACGAAATGCAGTCCAAGCACCCTTTCTTCCGAACAGCAAACGCTGATTGGGCCTTAACTGCTGTGAATCAGGGTTTAACTGCATATAAATGGTAGTGATACCGTTAATATACTTCAAGTTTGACAGCGTTATATTCTTTTCGCTGTTAATCTTGTTATCAAATACACACGGAACACGAATTAAGGCTCCATCCTCGTTGACAAACCTTACTTCGTTGGTACATGGACGAATTTTGCCAATCTGCTCATACTTTGAACTAGAATCTAACGCCAGACAGAACCAAACTGTCTTTTTCCCATTATGGTAGTAGTCGTAGGCGATATAGTCACCTTCTTGTAATACCATAGTCTCATATGGGTACATCTGAATGTATTTATGACCGACAGTTTGCTCTTCTTCTGTTCCATCAAACACCCAAGATTTATACCTTGTCAACCCATAGTGGTTATTGATATTAGAATCATGAAGAAATTCCTGTGCTTTGGAAGAATCATGTATGATGAAAACGGATTCAAAGTTTGGACTTAGTTCAAAAGATGCTTGCATACTGTCTATAACAGCATCGTCAAACCCATTGATTCCAAGTGTTACATCACAAAGACCTTGGTGAATCGCCTTTGGAGTTTTTCCCATTAGCCATTCCCCCTGCCTGCCAACCTACTATATCCATCTTCATTACCTTTGTAGCTATACTCGGAAATCAAATGGTCAAGCATATAGTATTTTTGTGCATTTACAGTTTCATTCATGGCTGTGATGTGGTTCGCCTGCGAGAAGAACTTCAATGACTTACCAGAAATGATATACTTCATGGCGTTTTCGTCATTTTTAGCTTCTTCCAGATAAGGGACGTTCATACCTTCTGCAAGAATGTTGAGTTCTCGCAAATCCAAATCTTCCTCAAATGCACCAACTGTGAAAACCTTTACAATGATTCCAGTGCCAGGGGCGGGTGGAACACGAAAGTAAATAGATTGCAGTTCTTGGTCATAGGTAAAGTCTTTGATTTGCGTTCTCTCTTCATTTTCCTGTATCAGATACACAACACATTCTGCCTGCATAGGCGGAGCAGGATGCAAAATAAACTCTGTCTCCTGTCCGTCACCTTCAAATTCATATGCAGTAGATTCCGGATCATATCTATTGCTCAGGTCTTTGCGGCAATCATACATAAAGTATGAAATAGCGAATTTAAGATACCCGAAACGGATGGAGTTCAACTCACAGGCATCCAAGTTCGCCAAACGTGGGTCGTTTTTGATAAGCCTATTCAAATCATAGACTTCTTTATAGCTTGTCAATTAGTACCACCCGTTTCTTTTAAATTACATGACACTCTTTACACGACGATAAAGCGTTTCTGCCATATCCAGCTTCATATTGAAGTAATCTTCAACAGTTGTACGAAGATCATATGGAATGTTCCCTAGTTTACCAGACATATTCATCAGAACAATCTTATAAAACAGGGTATTCATAACATTCAGATCATACTTTCTTCCTGTTGCTTCGTCCAGATAGTTCTTCAACGCATCTTTATCGTTCGCATTAAAAACTTCAACGATCTTTTCATCGTTGATACTGATTTTACGACGAATACCAAAGTTGGCGTATTCAGATTCATCAACGAAATAGACAATGCCGCTGATAAACAGCTTTCTAGTAGAGTTGCGCTTCAAAAGCGTCTTGATATCATCGTCTGCAATGCTGGTAACATCGCCATACTGCAAATCAATTTCAATTTCCCCGTTAGGAGCTTGGAGTGTAATGCCATAAACAGCATTACACCCCACAGCAACATTTCTATGGCCATTAGAGCGCATAGACTCAATCATCTGCTTCTGCTTTTCGTTTTCAGAAACAAGCATATCGTTGATTTTCAGAACTGCTTCCAACTTTGCAAGCAAATCCTTCTCATTAGTCATTTCTACAAAATCCTTTCATACAAGTTTAATTGACTAAATTAGGCGGAGGCGGTATTCTGGATGCCGAAGTGCGCCTGAGTAGCGACAGCGGCATCAAAGGCCATGAAATACTGATACTCACGACGGTTGATGCTGTTGATGTTCGCAGGAGTGTTCATCACACGGATGTAGTTCTCACGAACCAACTTCACGGGCTTGTCACCAGTGTCGGCCAGCAGGAACACCAGATCATTGGGAATCAGCATGGTCTTGTCAGCGGCAGTATTATCAGCACCAATAGGAGCAGAGCCGTCGGTAGCCTGTTGCAGAATCACATGGGGGATGCCATAAGCAACGGACAGGAAGCCCAGACGCAGAACTTCATCCTGAGCGGTGAAGCCATAGGAGGCAGTAGCCACGGCAGAAATGGCGTTCAGGGCAGGCAGAGTGCCATAAGCACGCACAGAAGCATTGTTCAGGGCTTGCAGATAAGAAATGGTACGGATATAATCAGCCGCAGAGAAGGTGGCACGGTACAGAGGAGTACCAGACACCAGAGCGGTGTTAGCAACCTGAGCCACGCAGAGCTGATACTGCTTGTACAGGATGGACATAGCAACACGGGCAATCTCCTTACCCATATCAATGTCGCCCTTCAGCATACGGATAACATCAATGGCAGTACCGGTAGAGTACACCTTGGGAGTCACCGTAATGGCCTGAGTAGCGGCACCATCCAGGAAGGTCACATTGCTCATGTAAGAGTTGCGCTGTGCAATGGGCAGACCCTTGGTCTCAATCTGATAGGTCAGAGAGTTGCCAACATCAACGCTATCAATGTTAGCAAACACGCTGATAGCGTTAGAATCAGTCTTGGTCATAATGCCAAGCAGGGACTCAGTGAAAATAGCATTGTAGATGCTCTCGAAAGTCGGGTTGTCAAAAGCGTTCAGGATGTGACGGGTCTCGGTAATATCAGACATACCAGACTTGGCACCACAATAGGCCAGAACAGCCTTGCGAACTTCGTCGTTCTTGGAATTATACACAGTGGGGTCCATAGAGAACTTCGTGGCAAGACCAGTAGAACCGAAATCACGAGACATAGCCGCAAGACCAACTTCGGTCAGGCTATCGACAATTACCTTAGCGTCGGCATCGCTGGAAATGCCAGAGAAATAACGAATCTCATTCATTATGTTTTACTCCTTTCTCAATCTTTCCAAAATTAGCCGCCAACGCCAGTGGTCTTAGGCTCGCCATCTTCAACCATAGCCACCACAGTGGTGATGAAGTTGTAGCCAAACTGACCGCCCATGCGGAAATTCTTAGCGGGATTCAGGACACGCATAGCAGACTTGGTGCCTTCGGTATGGGCAGTCTTGGTGTCCAGAGTATACTTACCATTCACAGGTTCCAGAATATTGCCAGCGGCAATAGAAGTGGCATTGGTCAGGCAGTCCTTAGAAATCTCAAACACCAGACCAGGAACCATCAGAATAGCGGTCACAACGTCGCCCTCGGCGTAGGTGTACTGAGTGTAGTCAGGCTGACCAGCAGGACGACGACCATCCTCCAGAGTTTCAAAGCCATCGTTAATCACAATAGCCATACGAATACCCAGATCAGCAGTCGTGGGCTGAGTGCCAGTAAACACCTGATAGTTGTTAGCAATATCAGTGTCCAGAGCCTTCACGGGGAACACATCACCGGCCTTCATAGTCTGACCGGAAGGGACAGAAACCTTGATTACCAGATAATCAGGAATGCGAGGATTAGTCGCACGGCAGAGAAAATTTGCCATATCTTAAATCTTCCTTTCTATGTTACATTACATTAGTCTTGTACTTACTGCGAATACTTGACAGCTTATCCTTGGGCTGATGTGAAGCGTCAAAATACTGGTTCATGGGCGGGAAACCATAAGAGAACTTATGAGCCTCGCCAACGCCATCTTGCGTCATAACCTTCTTCGCATAAGACATGACAGCCTCAGAAACAGCGGCCTTCATCTCGTCACAAGACATAGTAGAAGCCTTTTCTTTCAGGGCGTTCAGAGTTTCGGGGTCAAAGCAGTTGCAATACTCATCAATCATAGCCATGTTCTGAGCGCAGACTTCCTTCTTCTCGTACTCTGCCAACTTTGCGCACTTATCTTCGTATTCCGCACACTTAGCATCCAATTCAGCTTGAAGATCGGCACACTTCTGTTCTGCCGCTTGGCAAGCCGTATCAGAGGCTTCGAGGTCTGCGCACTTCTGGTTAAATTCAGAGCACTTAGATTCAAGGTCTGCGTTCAACTTGTCAATCGTCTTTTGCAGTTCTGCACACTTCGCTTCAAAATTTTCCATAGACAAACCTAATTCACGATAGTGTCTCTCAAGATGCTTTTTCACGTCTCCATCTACAATACCCTGTTGTGAAGCACGGGCAAATGCCGCCTTAACACCAGCCACATTAAGCACGAGCTTTCCGTCTTTTACTTCATGGTGGGGATATTTTAGATGTTCGCTTGGGGCATCCTTCCATCCATCTTCAACAACGAGATATGCTTCCTTAACCAAAGATTCCTCATTAGAAGCCTCCATAATTGGTTCATAAAGAGCCTTTCCTGGATTTTCCCAAGACTGCCCATTGATGGCGGATTCCTTCTTGTTGTCGATCTGGATGTTCACTTCGCTACTTCCTCCTTTACTAAATTTATTTATTGCCACGGCAGAACCGTTGCAAACATTAGTTATCCATTCCTTTCCAGAACTACCACCAAGCATAGAATACTGAATATACTTGCTTGTAATCGGATTCGTCTTTTCAGGAACTTTTCCAATGGCAGAAAATGCGCTATTCAATGTTACAATGTCATCATCATATGCGATTCCGACATTTGCAATGCGCTTCACTGATTCATACAGTGACTTTGTTCCGCCACGACCACATTTTTCACGAAGAGCGATACCGTCCTTCATGGCGTTCAACACCGTCTGTGGAATTTCGACGCTGTTGTATTTAGAATAGGCAAAATATCTAGGATTGCTATTCTTTGCATATTCATCATAAGAAAACCTAACTGTTTTCAGCCTAGAACCGTCCATAACTTCTTTGAACTTTTCGCCCAAAGCTGTAATAGCTGTAATGTGAAATTTATGAATGTAAAGAATACCAGTTTCAGGGCATTGTTCTGCATCCTCAATGACAAATTCAACAGAAACCTTTACATCTCCGTCTCTGCGTTGAAGGATTTCTGAGACGTGCGGAAGCAGGCTCTTCCAAACAACAACATTGATACGAAGATATGTTCTTCCATCACGTTCTACAAGCCTTGCATCTTTCAAAGCACTTTCTGGAACACATCCAAACGGAAGAATTCTATCCCTTGTAATACGCCACGGATATTCTTCCCTAAAGTGTTCCATGAAATCATTATGTTTTCCGTCTAGCGGATTAAATGTATTATCAATTACACAGTATAACGGCTTATCTGCAAAACTTGCGAGGGATGCATTGACGCAATCTTCGTCAATAGACATTTGATTACTGTTTACATCAAGATGGATTGCATCTAATTCATAAATAGACACATCTGGCGAATCATACAGAAGTTTCATGTAGTCAACAGGTTGAACCACACGTTGTTCCATTATTACACCTCCGGTCTATTCGTTGCCCAGATTTGAAGCAACTGTTTTAATCTTTCACATTCTACAAATACCCACACAATTCTTCCACTTCTGTTAGAACGATAAGAATATACATATTCCATCCCATTTCGCAACAGAAAGTCTTTCAACGGCGGGCTTCCACAACGATAAAATGAAAATGATGGGGAAAGTTCTTCAATGTTCATAACTCTCACAATACCCACCATTCCTCACAATTATCATCCATAGCATACAAATGATCTTTATACAGATCAGTCTTATCCATCAGCAAAATTGCATTTGCTACGTATTTTGAATATTCGTTGATAATTGGGGACATGAGTTTGTAAACGCTAAAGTCACCCTGTTCCTTTACGAAGATAGCCGTTGCGCACAGAATGTCATTGGTCTCAAGCGTCCACTCATAAAGCTGTGAAATCAGTTCGCTAACACTTTCATAGTTCTCACATGCGCCCTCAACGCTCAAATACTCAGGATCATAGTTGAACATTTCTTCAATGTCATTGACCTTATCTGCCAACAGAGGATAGGCGTGAGCCAGTTCAAGGTGAACCCTATTTGCCAGAAGAGGCATAGCAAACTTCGTATTCAGAACAGCTTTCATTCTGTCGAGCTTCTTATTCATCCAAAAGAATCTCTGTGCCAGTTTATCAAGTTTGCGCTTGCTTTCATCATGAATCAACACATATCTCACCACCTTTATTCGTCCATATTACCAGAATCGTCGTTCGCATCTGACGAATCAGTTCTATTAGACGCTTCCATTGTTGGCCTACCGCCTTCTGAATTGCTCATCGTACTTGCCATCTGAATAGGCCGCATCATATCCTTAATTCCAGTCATGTTTTCAAGAATAAACGCATTTTGCAAATCAAAAGGTTCATACCCAAAGTACGAAAGGACATAAGAAGCAGGAGCGTTCGCCTTCGTCAAAAGATTAAGGGCACTCGCCCTTTCTTCGTCCTCATATAGCTTGTTTCCGTGGAACACAATATGCCAATCATATCTTGATCCACACTCTACACGCAAAATCCAGTTTACAAGATTCTGCATACTTGCATACATACCAGAACTTGCATAAGAGAAAATTGTATTTGTTGCGAGCTTCAATGCCGCCGCAGATTTCAAATCACTGTTAAACAGTGCATTAGGAACGCCAGAATAGTCATAGAACGTCTTATTTGAGATATTCTCCAAGCCTTCCATGACCGATGTTTGATCGCTTGATACAGGAGTTTGAAGATCAAACGGAGTTGCGGCAACAATGTAGTTTTCTGGGAAAACGTCACGCATAGTATCAATGAATGAGCTTGCCTCTTTGTAGGTTATATCCATCTTATTGGTAGTATTGTTGACCGGAATCTTATAGGATAGAATCTTCCAAAGATCAATAACCGCCTTTTGCTTAATAAGATCACGATAACCAATAGAGTCAATGGCAGAACTTGCCGCACCAATCATTGGCGGGACTTTCAATGGCCTTGTCACATCAAAGACACAGCACCATCCATCAAATGGTGATACAGGATAATACTGATACGGAATCAGTTTTTCTCTACTATCAGATGATTTTGCAAGTTCTTGACGCTTTCTGCAAAATACTTCATATGCTTTCCAAAGTTCTGGAACCTGGGTCTGCTGGAAAGCGAACCTGTCAAAATAGGTCAGATCAAGTGCAAACAGATACCCATATGTCCATGGGGCTGTGATATAGCAAAAATCAGACGGAAGTTCAAGCAAGTCAATCGTATCAACTGTTTTATTAAACCAAACAAAGGAAACACCTTCAAGGGCAACCTTTTTGTCGACTTTACGGATTTGATATGGGATGTTTAATCTCCGCAAAGTTCTAAGCGCACGATTGTAACTCTTTTTGAACTCTTCTGAATTTACCTTATCGCCTAAATCTGTTGCACCACATCGCAAGTCATAGTGGTAAGATTTAATATCAGACAAGAGACTTGCGGCCCTTCCATATTGAAGTGCGGCATTTTCAAGATATTGTGAAAGGAAACGAAGATTGTCAGAATATATTTCTGGATGTTTCAGCCATTCCTGCAAATCTTCGCTGTCTGCTGGCCCAGAAGTAAAACCAATCGCCTGTGCAAGCGTCTGGCTAAAGATTGGATCATACATGCCATTCCCAGAAAGATAATCTGCCACATGCTCCAAATCTTTCATAGACGTTGTAATTCTTTGCGCAACCATAGATGCGCCAGGATCGCTTCTCATGAACGAACAAAACTTTTGAATGGTTTCAATTTGTTCGTCTGTGGCCATTTTTTCTTCCTGTGGCTTCTTTTTATCTGCCAACTACTTCACCCCTTTCACCTGAAAAAATTTCCGAACTTTCTGTTTCGGTAGCTTCCTACTCCACGGTTCATAATACGAACCGCTCTCATATAGTCAGATTCATCATCGCCTTTTAAAAGTTCAGAATCTAACAGAGATGCGTAGTAGTTTAGGTATATCAAAGAAATAATTCTATCTTTTGTTGAGCGCTTAGGCTCAACAAGTTTGAAGTTGCCATTCACAACATATACAGCAAGAGACAGAGCCTCATTGACAAGACTGCTTGTCTGTTCATACGGAGCAAGCAACCATGTTCTTCCGCCCCAATCGCCTTCCTTGCCAGAATAGAAATGGAATCCAATTTCCTTTGCATACATCTTTTCTGCTTCTTCTGGCAAAACAAGAAATTCTATCATTCCAGTTTTCAGTTTGTCTTTGAATGTAACGGACATTAAGCTGTTCAATTCTGCTGTTGCATGAATTGGATATATGCATGGAATCGCATCTTTGCGAATGGTTTGTGACATGTACTCTTCATACTTGTTTGCAATCGTTTCATGATATGCAACAGTGATTGGAGGATAGTCAACACCACGAACATCATCATGGATTACATCGGTCATGATGTTAAAAATTGAGGTACCAAGATTTCGGAACCGTTATGTTCTACAATCGGCTCGTTAAACCGTGTAGGGGATTTTCTCCCACCTCTTATTTTCATAAGAGCGCAGACTATATCTTCATCCAAATTTGGATGCCCACCACTTCGGGACACTTGTCCCTACTCTCATTACGAGATAGTCGTTGAAGGTTCTCCTGTTCGGAGCTTCCCTGCTGATTGCCCATTCTTGTAAGCGTTTAGGGTTTAACCATGCGCCATACACTTGTTTCTTTCTACTTTCGTCGCCATCACGCTTAGGCATATTTTATCCTTACGTTGTAGCACAAGTGCCTTTAGGGGTTCTCAGCAATTCAATGGGTGTTTTTGCGAACACGTTACCGTGAACGTGGATTATTCATATCAATACAAAATCAATACTCTTAGTCCATGATAAGCATATCTGCTTCAAAGTCCGTCATAAGCTGACGGATGCGAAGTGCTTGCGCAGGTGCGCCAACACCATTATGTGTTTCGACATATACAATTTGTCGTTTATACCCTTTTCTTGTTGGAATAAGACGGCCAAGTACAAAAGAAGAGTTATCTGATCCTTTTGCCGCAGATGAAGCTAGGTCAACGCCGACAAGACGAATTTCGCCCTGTTGCTTCGGCATTTTATATCTTTGTCTGCCGGAAGCCACTTCTTCTGGACGTTTTGGATAGAACGCTTTCTTTAGAACACGTGCATCGTCAAATTCTTCATATGCAAAAAATGCACTTTCATCAATGCCATATGGTAGATTCTTGTACTCACAACTAACGGGTTCTTACAGATTTATCAATCTGTATTTGTTAATTTAGCCTTAAAAACTTTTCATACTTTCTTTTCAAGTATAATTCAGCCTCTCCGTTTCGATACATCCAATCTCTGATTTTCTTACATTGCTCAATTCCTGACCAACATATAGAAACACTTATGTTGTTTTTTAATTTCTTGGATGCTCTAAACGGATGCACTTTATCACTTACATTGGCATATTTTGACATAACAGATATAAGTTCTTCAATAAAATATATGGTTCCTACAAAAGAAACCTGTTTTCCTGAGATACATCCATCTCCATCAAAATATCCACGAACAAAATCTGGAAGCAAATCTTCTGGAACACATTTTGGGAATCTTAACTCATATGATTTGCGAACCGTTATTCCATACTCTTTTAACTTTTCAGAAGTGTTTGGAAGAGTTATACACGTCTCATAACCAGCACAGGTTTTTCCATTTATATAATATGGTTCTCTATTCCAGAAACAACTGGCAAACTTCTCAACCATATATTTATCTTCTTCTTTTAGATATATTCCAACACCATTTTTCTTTGTTAGCCATCCATCAGCACAGAACAGCCCAAATATGTATGCCTTTTCTTCTGTGTCGATATTGTCAAAATAATGATCGTTTTTGATCGGCTTTTCATTATATCCCATTTTATACAAATGGCTTCTTACTGTAAAAACATTTATACCAAGCTCTTCTGCTATTTGTCTTGATATTTTTCCGTGTTCAAACATATCTTTTATTTTTTCTTTATCAACGCCTTTTACTTTTATTGTGTTACGGTGTCTCTTTCTCGGTTCTATTCCCATCTCTGTCAAAACTTGTTTGATTCTTGCGTTTCCACCAGAATATTTTTCTTTAATTTGGTCATACGTCATTCCAGATTGATACATATTTACAATTTCAAGTTTTTGTTCATAAGTAAGCATAAAGCACTCCTGTAATATATTTCATGTGTGTAATCCTATGGAGTGTAAATAGGAAACGGTAGCTACTCCGCTGTCCACACATAAAAACTAAATTAACAACTCCATACTCTCATATGGGCCAGACCATATCTTTACCATGCCTTTCGGTTTAGGTAGTTCCCACTTCGGGCGTTACCCCTAACGGCATTTCAGCCGATGGTCGTTGAGCCTTCCCCTGTTCGGGGCTTGGTTGCTGATTACCCAATATTTTCATTTTTAGACATTCACGACTAGCCGTGTTTCATGCTTGCGTTGTAGTTGAAAATCTCTAAGGGCTTCCCAGCAGTTCAGGAACATCCACCACGCAGTTTCCAAACGTGGCGCACCAAGTAAGTAAAAACTTAATGATATATAGTCGGAAGTCTTTCTTTCGGCGGCTATTTCTTTCGCTGTCTTGATATGATGTTCAAGCGAAGTTAAATAGTCAAACGCCATAAAACAAACTTCGTCCTTTGATTGAATACCAGATTTATCTCCAAAGCATTGAATCCAAATTTGTGATAGGGTATATTGATACCACCAGTTCTTTTTCAAACCAGCGGAACTAATTGAAATCATTTTAGACTCTTCCTGCACATGTTGATATTGCGGAAGCTGTCTAAACGGCGCAGGTCTAACATATCGCATTGGTGCAATAACGGAGTCAAGAAGGTCTTTGCGCTTCATAGCATTACACTCTTCACGAATGATGCAAGTCGCACGAATTCCTCTTGAGTTATCCGACAATGCAACAACAGTAATCTTGGAGCCGTTTATCATTTCCACGATTCTGTTATTGTCGTTTGTCGTTATCTTCTTGACCTCTCTTGCTATGTTGGGATAGTCATTGTAGAAGCCTTGTATCTTTCCTACAATGACACCCGCTTGTCCCTTTGTTGAAGAGACAATGACGATTTCGCTATTTGGATATAATACAGCAATACACAGTGCCGCAAGACCGATTGACCACGATTTTGCAGTAGCACGTGATGCCGATATTGTAAGTTCATTCTTCGTTCCGCACTCATACAGAATCATTTTCTGATAGTCGTGCAAGGTTGTTACACCAAAGTAGTGTTTTGCAAACAGTTGTAAGTTTCGCCTATACAACGTTGCCCAGTCTTTGATTCGTTTTAGTCTACTATCGGTAATTTCCGTTTTCTTGATGATACATGCCGGTCTATGGCGAATGTCCGCAGATTTTGCTTTGTGGTTAAATGCATCTTTATTGTTCGCCATCTTCGGAACCTTCTTCCTCCGCTACGAAGCCAACAACGTCATTGGGGTCAAAGATCTCGGCTTCCTTCTCCATCTTGTCAGCAACAATACGGAAATCTCTTTGCATACCGATATAGTTCTTTACGGCACGATCATAGGTTCTCTTAACGTAATCATCAATACCCTCAACGTCCTTGAACAACTTTTGGTTCTCTACCCATTCGGCAGGTGAAAGAGTTTCTACGTCTTTCAGCCAAAGACCAAATGCAGCCTGTGACCTTGTAGAAGAACTTTCTTTTTCCTTATCTGGCGTAATCGAACATTTATCCATCAAAGATGTAAGGATATCAATATCTTTCTTGTCAACACTGTTCCCGCTTTCACGGGCTTTTCTCATGTTGAGCTGTTGCAAACATACTTCACGAATCAAAAGATCAACAGACTTGTTATCAACGTCTTTTGTCTTTGCCCACCCCTGATATTCTGATTCAAGATAGGCATAATCATCTTCTTCAAGACCTTTGCCCCATTTCTTTTCAAGAGCGTTCAGTCTCTTTTCATACAAATCGTCGATAACTTCTGTAACTGCTTTGTCAGTTGACTTATCTTCATAGCCTTCCGGCCTGTCGTTCTTGTAAACGTCAAAAGACAAGTCAATGTCTGAATTGTGATACATTACTTTCAGGATGCTATAATATTTTCCCCAAACAGTTGTTTTTGTATCTACGGCAATCTTATCAATATCCGTTTCTGAACTTTCATCATAGTCACCATTGATTGCATCAACAGTTGCCTGCATACCATTTCGTTCAAGAGCTTTTATCAACGAACTGTATGCCCTGCTGTCATAACGGACATTTAAACATCGACAGACTTCATAAATTGCTATATCAATTCTGCTATGCACAGAATAGTAATAATTAAACAAATAAGAAACGCAATCTATACATATTGACATTCTTCCGTCAGTGTCGAGAAAGTCCTGCGACGGATAGAACCGTCTGATTGTTTTCTCGTTCGTACAGTATCGGCATTTCTTCTTGCGAACGTCTTGAGTTTTAGACTGCGCCTCTTCGATTGTAAGTGGTGCCTTTCTATCAAAACGTTTCATTTTTGAGGCCATCTAACCACCTTTTCTACAACAAAAATTCTACAAATGCGAAAAGGCGGTGCATATGCACCGCCTTTTCATCTAAGATCAATAGTATATTCGATTTTCTTACCATGTCCTTCTTCAAAGACTGCAAGCGTTGCGGCGGGACTATTGATTCGATTTATGCTCATTGCAAAATCATCAACACCGACAATACTTGGAACTCGAATAATACCACGTTCTATACCAACATCTTCATAAGCACCATGATGTAAGTGTCCACCAACAAGATAATCAATTTTAACGTTGTAGACATTGGAAAGGTCTTTAATAGCCTTTAC